AAACCACTAGTTGTACCTTTACCGTTAATACCTCGCATATAATGAATATCATGGTTTCCTATTAACAAGTAAACTCGTTTGCTAGGATCTAATTCTGTGGATTTTTTAAATTCTACTATATCTCTAGCATTTCTTAATTGTACAACACCTGGTATATCAAATGAATCAAAATAATCACCAATGAATACAATATTGTCAGCATCTTCATTCTCTGCTACTATCTGTTTCCATATATCACGACCGTGTATATCTCCTATGTAAATATTTTTCATATATTATAGTGTTTTATTGTACTTTCTTTAATTTCAAAACCAATCTTCTCATTATTAATATAATATACTTTAGACACAGTTTCATCGTACCAATTAATTATTTCATAACCCTGCATAATTATACCATATGTAGAAAAATTAAGAAAATATAATTGATTATTATCATAATAACTTTTACTTAATATCAACTTCATATATAATTAACTTTTTTCTAAAAAATTTATTAACTTCTTTAAAGCCTTAAATTCTGTAAAGTGAAAAGAAAAATGATTAGTATCATTTATTTGTATATCCCAACCTTCTTCATTAGACCATTCAGTTACCTCTATAAAATCTCCTTCTTTGTGCCAAGCATCATTGAAGTTCATAGACACTGATTTTCTTTGTTCTATTTTTAAATCTTTATTTTTCATAACTTTTGTAATTTGTAATTTGTAGTCAGGACAGGATTCGAACCTATATGATAACTTATGAGCTGACTTTACGGGTATCTCAAGGTTACTCTTCGTTATCTTTACTATTAACCTTTATTCATGCGTCTACCAATTCCGCCACCTGACTATAAACCGTTTTTTACAAAATAACCCCAGAAACGGTAAAAACTGTGCCGACCCACGATTCGGAGGGAAGTGTGCTAGGTTCAAAAACCTATTGTCATTTAAGACCGCCGTCCCCATCTTCGATCCATACCCAGCGCTAGGCAGAGGGCTAATTATTTTATATATTATAATAATGTAATTTATTATAATATTCATAACCTATAATAATACCTGAATTATTATAATAACATTTCTCTTGATTATAATAATTTCTATAACCTATACGTCTTGTTACGATGTCTTGGGACTTATAACAATAAAATTCATTGCTTTTAAAAAGTATTAATTTCATTTAATTATTTCTTTACTACCTTCTGTTTCTCTCCATTCAGGCCAAGTTTCTTGCATATATTCTTGGTAGTCCTCTAAAGTTATGGCTTCAAAACCGTTCATTGTTGCGTTGCTTGATAATTTATCAGCTTCACTCAATTTTTCAACGTGATAAACTTGCCATATCATCCCACCTTCGTGGTTTCTGATTATTAAAGTTTTTGGGTATCCTTTTGTTGTTGAAATATCTGTATACATATTTTTAATTTTTAATTTTTAACTAAATTCCGTACTTGATGATACTCTTAAACCGTCTATTTCTCTATCTGCGTATAATGACGGGTCTGACATCCAAAAATGATGTTCTTTCATATACTCTTCATCTGCAACCATACCATCGGGTTCACCCCAATCTAATGCCATTTGAATAAATTGATCTGGTTGTAGTTCATCACCATATTCATCGACAACTCTTCTACTACGAATAAAGTCTAATAATTCTTCTTTATTTGAGTAGTATTTGTTATCGTTAAAGTTCCAACAAAACTTCCATCCCATTGAGCGTTTACCTAAATGTATTGAATTACCGTTAATAAATTTATCCCAAGGTGATAATCTATCCCAACCATCTTCATGAATTCTAAAGCGATTTTCACAAAGCTCGGCATTTGATATGTCCATTGATTGAATTTCTTCAATTAATTTTTGTCTTTTCTTTTCTAAGTCTTTAACTTTAGGTATTGAATAAAAATTTGTTCCCATTATATATAATAACTTTTTTCATTTTTAGATAGTTCAAAACCCACTATTTCATCAAATAAATAATATTTTTTACTTAATTTAGTAACACATAATCCTTCATTAATTGATTTTTTACTTCTTTTATAATAAGTGTGAAACCATTTTGTAGAGTTATATTCATTTTTTATTAATTTCATATCCAATAATTTTTAAATCTTCCATAAATACCATAACCTACAAGTTCGTGTTTATTGTTATAATATAATTTATTGTCTCTTTCTATAAGATAACCAATTCTCAACATACCATAATTTGAATGAATAGCTCTAAAAAAGCTAGTTAATCCTATTTCATTAATGTATTTGTGGTGTTTTAATTTCATTTATCATTATTTTTAGTAGTCCATTTGCAGGTGAAATCTAAGGAAATACGCTTGATGTAAGTATTTTATGATTGAGCTGTTAAAAACCCAAAATATTGCCCTGCTGTTAAAGGAATCATTTCACCTTCTGGTTTGATATCTATATCACCAGTTTCAACTAATAATATATCTCCTTGACGTTTAATTTCTTTAATATGTGGTATGATATTTTCATGTACTCTCATTGTTGATGCTACTGCTTCTAATGGATCATCTTTGTATTGATCTTCTATCCATAACCAATGTTCTTTATCCGTAGTAGTACACCAACATCTCAAAGCATAAGCATTACTATTTAAACCTAATTTACTACAATTTACTTCATGAGTTTCATAAATAACATCGTATTCTTTCATACCTAGAAATTCTCCTGATGTTGAAAAATCTTTATGTTTGACACGTTTACCATCTGTTTTGATTCTTTTAGAACCTAATTCTTTAATCATATCAACAATATCAATAGTACCGAATACCATTGCTTGAAATTCTTCATTTTCAATTTTGAATGCTTCCTCATATGTGAATGGTGTAGCATCATCATACATATCCAACAATTCATTCATTAGGCCTTCACATTCAAATACAGAAGTATCTTGTATGTCATATGTGATACCATGTTCCTTTTCCATTTTAGCCCAATATGCTTTTACTTCTTCATATGGCATTTTGTTATAATCAATATACCTTACAAATTCATAGTAATCATCTTCCCCTAAATTGTCAAAAAATCCTTCTGGAAAGTTTGGGAAAGCATCTAATCTAGTTTTAATAGAGTTTAGCAAATCTACAAAACGTGATTTAAAACGAGCTTTATTTGTGAATACTTGTTTCAATAATTTTACTACATCTTTATTTTTTACATTGTCATAGAATTTACCTGTTGTTAAGTTTAAAGATAATCCTTTTAATTGCTCTATAGATGTAATGTTAATAATTATTTCTTCCATAATTTTTATAATTTAATTTTTAAATGAAATATTCTATTCCCTCTGTATTTAAGGCTAACCCTATTGCTTCATTGTTTTTAAAATAACATTTATGATATTCCTCAATCCTAGGAAAATCATAGGCATATAACCCTTCAAACCTTTTTAAAAAACCTTTACCTTGTGCAAACCTAAGATACAAAGCAATTTCTTCTGAATAAAATAATTTTTCCCTCTCTAACTTCATAATAAAAAGCCAGGCATTAACACCTGGCTAGTAATTTAAGGTTTAATTAATCGAAAGCGTTTCTTAACTTTCTTGTAACCGGATTGTACTCTTGTTGTACATATTTAATAACATTCTTTGATTCTGTAGTCAATGTTCCATGTTCACCATGCGTTACAATTCCTTCACCATCGATTGTCAATTTTAAAATTGAATTGTCGATTTTTTCAACCTTAACATCATTAGCATTTAATGAGTGAGTGTTAGTTGATGGTTCTAATACTATTGTTCTTTTTTCCATAATTTTAAATTTTACTGTTTATACTTAATAACATTATTTATAATTCAATGCGTACATTAAATTCTCTACATCACATCAGCATATAGCTTTTGAAATGGTCAATGAGGTAATGTTAAATTTTTAATTCATTTCTTGCAACTCAGGGTTTTTCATTTTTAGTTTAACTGACATTTTTTTAAAACAATGTTTATCTAAAACTTTAAATTTAATTGTTAAACTTTTTCTGTTGTTCATAGAATTTCTATGCTTATTATCTTTTTTAATTTTGTACATCTTTATAATTATTTAATATTTCTTCAAAATCCTCATCACTTACAAATTCAGATATTTCAGCCAATCTTTCACAACTTATAAAACCTTCTTGAAATTCATTATAAATAGCTTCTAATCCATCATCTATATATCTTATATGCAAGTAAGTAGTGTGTAATTCTTCTACAATTTCTCCACAATTATATTCAGCTTTACCACCAAAATCACAACCTGGTTCTTCATAATATATAGAAGTATTACATTGATAAGCTTCTGATAGCATTTTTACTAAAGGTACAATAGGGCCCCAAGCACTATCTCCATTTAATATCAAAGTATTATCTTCTTCTATATAGCAGCTAGATAAATCAAACCACTTAGAGCCAAAAGTACTACTAACACTATAAATGTCATGAATTTCTATATCTGGTAAAATATAATCAGCAGGAAATAAATTTTTATAATAATCTATACTATAATTAAAGCTATTATTTTCAAATTTTGATTTTAATTCTTCCAATAATTTAATATCTTCTTTGTATATAGTAATAGAATTCCAACAATAATTAGGCATAATTAAGCAGTTATAAAGTTAATATCATCATATAGTTCTATAGATTCAAAGCCATCATACTCATTTATAATAAATTTAGATGATATAGGTAACCATATTATTGTTAAATCTTCTGCACCACCGCAATAAATATTTTTATAACCTATCTTTTTCATCCATTCTTCAGTTATTTCAGAATGTTTTTTAGCTAATACTTTTTTTACTATTCTTTTATCAAAAATAATATCCTTATTACTATTCCATGTTGACCATCCAGCTCCAAAACTTGGGCTATATAATACGGCTACTTGACCGTCTTCTACAAATTTTTCCATAATATTTATTTTAATTTAATTTCATATGTTATAACTTTTTTCGTTTCTGGTGATACAAAAACCTTTTATTTCATCACTTAACCAATATTTTTTAGATATTATTTTATTATTATATTTACATATGTGGTAACCTTCAAAGTTTAATACTAGATATTCATTTAATAATGTTTCATGGTATTCAAAATGGAAATTGTTTTTATTTCCTGCTTTTACTAATTTCATAATTTAAATATTTAAGTGCTCCTGCTAGGGCTCGAACCTAGGACCACCTGATTATGAGTCAGGTGCTCTAACCAACTGAGCTACAGGAGCTTTTGTCAGCATCTTATTAAGATAACTGACTCTCTAATTTAACCGGTATTATAAAGGAGAACCGCTACGCCACCAATGTTTCGTGAGAGAGGCTAGGCGGGACACAATTTTATATATAATAAGATTTGTATAAAGAATTATGAAAATAATAACCACATCTAGTATCTTTAACATAATAACTTCTAGAAAATACAGCTTTAAAATAACCTATCCATTGACCATCTTCATTAAAAAAATAACAATATTCTGAGCCATATTTTTTACCTTCCATTTTTTCTAATTTCATTAATTATAAGTTAATAAATTGTGGGTCGTAGTTAAATAACCTCCATTAAGGCCTATTAAAGTTTCTACTACTTCATTTACAAAATCTACTTTAATATACATTATAGTATTTTCTATATCTTTAGCTTCTATTAATATAGTATTGTCGGTTTTTTGTTTTACATTAATAATTTTTAAACTTATATCGCTACCTCTAGATACTAAAGATCCTTTAGTCCAACCTTCATAAAATTTAAATACATAAATCTGATTTATTTTACCTTCACTTATGAAAGATTCTTCTGGGTTATTTTGGTTTTCAAATTTACTAAAGCTACCTGTTGTTACAAATATAGCTTCTTCTTGTTCATTTTCTTGTCCATAACTTACTCCTACTAAGAGTAACATTATGATAAATAATATTTTTTTCATTTTATTTTAATTTTTAATTTATTAAAAATTAGTTTTACTTAAAAAATGTGCATACACTTCAGGTATATGTTTTTTATAATAAGGTTGTTCTGATTTACACCATTCTTTAACTTCTTCTTTTGTTTTAAATGTCTGATAAGGAAAAGTTATCTCTAACTCGTTTATAAAATCTTGAACAGTCCAACCTTCCCATATGTGTTTATTGTTATTCATTCTTATTTTTTTTAATCAACAATACCATTACCGTAGTACATATTAAATTTTGTATTTTCACTTAAAGAATCATACCATTCTTTATATTCTTTTTCAATTAATTTATTTTTAAACTTATAATAACTACCATTACAATATCGAAGAGAATTATTTTTATCATAAAATTTTTTAAATATTTCTTCTTTAGAACCTTCCCAAATTTCAGTACTTTTAACTTTAGAATTTACGCTATAATAATCTACTCTATCCCAATATTCTATTTCATATTTATTATTCATATTAATCTGTTAAAACAATTTCTACACTACCCTTTTTTAAATATACAAATCCATTGGCTTCTATGTGAAATTTAGCTCCTAGTTCCATATATTTTCTTGTTATTTTACTACAAAATACACCTTGTAATTTTATAGAACCTCTTTCTATAGATATATTATAAAAATCGCCTACTTTTATGAATTTATTAGAAACTAATATTCTAAATAATCTATGCATTACTTCTATTCTTTCCATAATTTTACACTATTAAATGATTAAATTAATCGTTTTTCACTGCAATTAAATATTTTACTCTGATTTAAAACTTAACATAGGTTTAATTATTTCATAAACCTCATAAGTTTCTTCTTCAGCCCAGGTAATAATCTCTTCTTCTCTAGTTTCTGCATTATAACTATTCATCCATAAAGAATGATGCATCATCTCATGCATAATAAGACCTGTTGTTTTTACAGGATCTGTGCATCTTGATAAATTAATGAATACAAATCTAGCATCATCATCATTATACTCACCTGATTCTTTAGGAATAAAATTGCTCCATCCAGCAATATATGCCGAATCTTTTGTATTTACATGTTCTTGACATTCTTTTAAAGACAATCCATGCATTTCATCTACATTAAAATAATAAAATACATCACACGGGTTATAACTCAATAAGAGTATATACCCCATTCTAAATATTGTAACCATATCAAAGTGTAATAAGATTTAACATAATTTTATTTTTTAGTTGGTTCTAAAAATACTTCTTTATCATAATATTTCAATTCCCAATTATAGTTAGGATTTAACCAAAAAGCTTTATCTCTATAGTTAAAAAATTTAGCAACTTCTATAAAACCCTCACTTACTTCCTCCATTTCATCTTTATCTATAGAACTCAAATCCACACTATAATCCGCCTCCTCTAAGGCTACGCTAGAAAAACTAGTCATACTCCAATCCTCCATAGACATAGTTTTATCTTTCAAAGGATTATCTTCTTTTAAATATTTTTTAACTTCTTCTTTAAGTCTATACATAACATCATCATTTTCCTTTACTAAACTAAAATATTCTTTCATTATCCACCTAGCATGACCTACATTATCTAATACCCGATAATAACTTTCATTTTGTTCCAATACAGGATAAACTTTACCTAAATCAAGGTCTATTATATTAGGTTTTATAACTCTAACTTTAATAGTTTCATCTACTAAATATAATTTAGCCTCTTCTTTAGGATACCACCATATACCTTCACCATTAAAATCTATTTCTATGGTATCATCAATTATAGTTATTATAGTACCTACTTTACCTATAAAATTATCCATTTCTTTTACATAAGATAAGTCGCTATAAAAAAATTTAAAACCTAATATTTTATCTCCTACTTTCATATTTTTACTTTTAATAATTATTTTATTCTTTCTATATTTACTACTAAATAATCTTTTTCTAAATCATCTAACGCTTCCTTCGCACTACGATATTCTACTTCTCTCCACTCTTTATAATCAGCAGAGTCATCTTCATTTAACCTTACTATCGGTATCAATATTACTCTAAATTTAACCATATTTTATACTTTTTTTAAAAAATAATTATATATAAAAAAGGCGTATGGCCTTATAGTATACAAAATAATAAAATTATTTGTGTGTGCTACTGTCTTGTTAGTGCAGTAGTGTGGCACGTTATGTAGACGTTGCTTATATATATTAATATTATATATTTTATATAAAGTTGAAGAGTTTATTTTATTTAAAGAGGGGGATTTACACACCGTGCGACCCCCACTCTAAATTTTAAAACAACAACAACAATCTATAAACCAACAATTTATACAAATTTATACAAGTTACTAGCTAACCACAAAATAAAAAGGGTAAATAACGTTATAAAAATCATTATACAACCTTCTTTGTCATCTAGTTCTTTGTTTCTTTCTTCTTCATTCATACTTTTATTTTTTATTACGTAAAAAGTATTTAAAAACGTTAGTTGTTTTGGGTAGTAAAAGATTAATTATTGCTGCTAAACATAATATAGCTAAACAAGCTGCTATAGCTAACATCATCCAACTAAAGGATACGAAAGTAAAATATAATATAGCTAATAGAAAAGCTAAATACGCTAAGAAAAATAAAGTCTCTCTCATAATTTTTAAATTTAAAAGGGAGACGTATCTCCCTCAAGTTATTACTCTACTTCTACAACCCCATACCTTTCGAAGTTTATAGGAGCTTCAAAATGCTCATCAAAGAAATTTAAGCTCTTGTAAATTTTAGTAAAAGCCGGGTCTTGAATGTTAAAATCTAACATACATTTAGACAAAAAAGGTTTAATATCTTCATTGTCTTTAAAAGCTAGGGGTTCATTACCATCCCAATTTAAAATGTCTGCTACACCGCAGTAAGGGTCTAAGAAAACCACACTACCGTGATTATCTTCATACACTACAACTAAATTCATAGTGTGTCCAGCAATATAATCTTCTACAGAATGATTTATAACTGCTGCTCTAATTGTTACACTGTTAGGGTGCTTCTCTGCAAATTTTGCATATTCTTCTCTATTTGTCATCTTCTTTACTGTTTAATTTATATAATAATCTACCTAAATCTATTAATAAAAACACAGGTGAATATAAAAATACAAATGAAATGTATATAACTAAACCTAGTCTAGATTTAAAATCATTTACATAATTACCGTTAACACTACTGTAATCTTCTATAGTATAACCTATACCTAAGAAGTAACCTATTGATATAATTAATTCTAACATAATCTTTTAATTTTTTGTGCTACAACTAGGTAGCAATATTAAATATACTATAGCTATTACTGTAAATATCTCTACAGCTAAACTACTATCTGAAAACCTATACGCTAATAGCAAAGAGCCTATAATAACATATAGGCACAATGCAAAAGCACTTTTAAAAAAATTTTTCATAACATAATTAATTTAAAGCTGCTTGAAGTAATTCTTCATAGTCGTACTTAACGCAATTTAATACAACTGATTCTTCTAAACAATTCATCTCATTTTCCATATCTCCTATAAGAGAATAATGATTAATATCTTCTTCTACTTCTCTGATATCTGCATTGATATCATTTAAAATACTTTTAATTTCGTGTTGATTGTATAAAGGGAATTCAAAATTACCTTTAAAGTTGTGTTTTATTGTTGCCATATCGGGTTATTTACTATTAATGGTTTAAAAAAAAATAATTATAGAGCTAGATCGGGTTATTAGCCATAAGCCCCTTTAAAAAAATATAGGGTAACATATTTCTATGCTACCCCATATGAGTGTAATACTATCCGATTTTGATAGTATAATCTTGTAATGGACTGATACGGTCTGTAATACCTTCTTTCAATCCTGATTCAATTAGAGCATTCCAATCGAATTTAGCATTACCTGCTCTGATTTCATCTCTCATCTCGTCCCATCCTTCATAAGCATATAAAGGATAAACTAAGTCACCGTTTCTATCTTTACGGTCTTCTGCCGTTTCGATAGTGAACGATTGGAAGATCTCGATGTCCTCATCACCTTCCTCTGAAGTGTAATGAGATCCATTGTTTACCACTCCCATTTTGAAGTAATCAGATAAAGAGATGTTAATCACAAGTGATTTATCTGTTGAACAGATTAAAGAGTGAGTCACTGAACCATCCTCGTTGTTGTTCTCACGTACTTCCATAACACTAATCTCAGTTCCTGGCTCTAATTTTAAGCCTTTCGCTGATTGAGTTCTGAACTGCTTTAATGCTGCTTGTCTGTTAATCTTTAACATAATCTAAAAATTTAAAAGTTTAAAAAAATAATATACTACACGTGAGACTGTCTCACGCCAAAAAACCGCGAGGCCGAAGGGAAGACTCCGACGAAGGGAAGACTAAGGCGAGGAAGAAAGGAAGACTAAGGTGATAGGTTAGTTGATTAGTTTAATTCTTTAATATCAACCCAAGTTGGTTTTTTACTAATCATTAATAATACTTGATTTTCTTTTAACTCTAACACACGATAGTATTGTATACCGTATTTTACAGTACCATTTTCTAATAATATTTTCTTCATCTTATTTGTTAATTTAATTAATAATTTAATTCTGTTGCTGCAAAAGCTTTAAACTCAGCCCATTTATCTTGCGGCGTTGGTTTAGCTTTTACTTTACGCTCTCCTTCTTTAGAGCGTATATTTTTATCCCAGTTAGGGTTTTTGTCTTTTGCAAATCTAGTAGAAAATTCTATCTTTCTTTCTACTTTTGTTTCTTGATTAATTCTTGGTCTTCTTGTTTTCATAACTTTTAAATTTTAATTAAATGAATAAATAGTTGTTGTAGAAGATACCTACATACCCTTGATCTTCTACTATTATGATATTGCCTTTTCCTAGTTCAGTGTAGCAACTAACACCTTCCTTATTACTCGGAGTCCAGCATCTGCAAGTCTCCTTAACTCTTTGCACCTCAGCATATAATGCTTCTAGGTCTTGTCCCTCTTGTTCAGTGTCCGCAAAGACACCATTTTTGGGATTAATAGCGAATCCCATTTCTTGATCCGCAATCCTGATCATTTCTTGATCACATTTTTCTCTTACTAACATAACTTTTAAATTTTAAATTAATACTACCCCCACCGAAGTGGGACGCTCTGAGCCTAAAGCCTATTTATACTCGCTCAGACGAGTTTAGAGTTTGCCAGTGTATCGATCTAAATACCAAGGCCTTATACCTAGGTTAAAGAGATTCTTTGCACATACAGAACATGGAGACCATGTACAATACATAGTTCCTTTTTGTGCTCTGGGCTTGTAGAGCTTCTCGAACATACGAATAGCCATGTCCTCTGCATGACTACCGTAATCTCTACTAGTATTATATCCAAAGCTGATTCTCCAGCCTTGAACATAGATAGCTCCCACCTTATATTTATCAGGTGAAAGATTAGCTACTGACTTTAGTAGCACCGTCATCATTAATTTTTTCATAATATACTCTTAATTAAGTGTTTAACATCGCCGATAATACGGCGTATTACTTGTCTCTTAGTCAATTTTGAGTTAGGGGTTGAGTTGGGTACAAATGGCCTAATCATACCATTCTTTACTAGTTGGTTTTGGGCTTTGTCTGAGCCTACGCCAGCATAATAACCACGCGCGGCCCATATAACTTGGGGCTTAACATAAACGTTTCCGTCCATGTAATCTACCCAACGGTCTAAGTCAGGTATGATGAAGAAATCTACTTTCTCTCCATCCAGCTTGTATTGCCTTCTAACAGTAAAGGCATTACCATTTGGTATGTCTATAGACATTTCCCAACCTCTTTGGGTCAGGTAAGTATCTATAATGCTTAGTTGGATCTCGTGCTCAATGCACAAGTCCAGATCTCCTGGTTTGTAGTCAGCAGGTAATTCACCTCTAACTACAAGTGCAGTAGAACCACCTATAGCAATTCTACCGTCTAGCTCGCTTCGCAAGCCTAAATACAATTCATAATTTGGTACTCTCATGTTGTTGTTGTGATGATCTAACCTATACTATCATCTAGGGTTGTTAATATTTAATTATTTGTTTTAGAATAACTTAAATGCTAAATTAGCACTAAGTTGATAAAAATTTGATTCTAATTTTTCTTTTATCATACCATCTGGTCTGATTTCTATCCTTTTCTTATTGTCGTATAGCTCGACGTCTTGTGGTTTTAATTCCCCTTCTCTTATTTTTAATTGTATAGCTCGCACTATACATTCTTCAGGCGCTACTATTTTATGGCCTTTCACTATTATTACGCTATTGTTTACGTAATTTAGGTTTAAATCTAAGCCTATTGCTTTTAGTTCAGTTTCTTGTTTTGATATATTGTTCATCTTAATTATTGTTTAATGGTTTATTAAATAATGAGTCTAAAACTTCTTTACTTATACTCGGTGAAGTTTTTATTAATTCTACCGAAGTAATTTCATTCTGTTTATCTTTTCCAACTATACTGTTCAGTTTAGCAGCAAAACTTTCGTTTTTCTTAACCCACATGGGGGCAAGAGATCCAGTGTTAAAATACACGTAATACAATTTATCCATACTTTTACTAGTATTTTATTTCGTAAAATGCAACTGTTTTTACTTCTTTCGTTGCAATTATTTTTATTATTACTTCATGGTAAGCTTTTACTTCCATGATTATAATCGGTAACCAATAGTTACCTTTTTTTATATGACGGACCTGCCCTTCCGTCTTTTTATACTCTTTGAGTCTTTCTTCTGACTCAATCCTTCTTCTTTCCCATTCTTCGTCAGAAGTTTTAGGGAAAAACAATAAACCTGACGCAAATGCGTCATTTATATCTTCCATGCATTCCATATAATTTCCCCGTCATGCCGATAGGTCAGCTTTAAATTAGTAATTTTTTAATATTTTAAGAAACCTCTAACAGCCACTATATGGCCTTTCTCATTTCTTATGGCCGTAGCATCCGTCTTAGGTGCTACTACATCACTTCTAGAGCCAGCCAAAGCCCCTAAAACCATAGCTGACACTAGATAGTACACCCCAGGTTGAGGTGCTGGGAGATTTACTATATCTCCAAATACAGATTGGCTCACTGAGAACCCATCTATATAATCACCTGTTTCTACAACAGATTGCTCTACTCGAGCTACCAATCCTGATGGTTGATAAACTCTTTCGCCATCTTTACCTACTACTTTAATAGCATGCGGTGTTAAATTAATTACTTCCATAATATTTTGTGATGATTTAACCTATACCCTCATCTAAGGTTGTTAATATTTAATTTACAAAGTTACTCATTTAAAGAATCAATAGTCCAAATAATGAAGTGGGTTGGGTTCATTGAATAGTATTTAGTTTGTGCTTCTGTTTCAGAAGCAGCTACTATTTCAACCCATTCAGGGTTTGAGATTGCTGTTCTTGTAATTTGCAACCGAAATATTCTTTCCATAATATTTTGTGATGGTTTAACCTTTACACCCATCTAAGGTTGTTAGTAAATAACAGATTGGCTTTCAGCACTTCTCAGCCCCGTCTGGTACGGACATGCTTTGATTTTTAGATATTACCAATCTATTTCTTTAGACTGGTACTCCTGGTACGCTTCATGACCAACTTCTTTTAGAAATTGTTCCTGCTCCTTTGTTGACCCGATCATAGCGAACCAATTACAATACTTTTCACCATCACTATTAAATTTAAAAGTGAATCTTATCATAAATCTTGTACTAGGTTTTATAGCATGGAATATCTCATGCTTTGTAGTAGGGTGTATTCTACTACCTGTATACACAAATTCTCCGGCTTTGATTTGCTCTCTTAATCTGTCGATTCTTTCTGTTAAAGTTGGGCAATCTACCCAAGAATAACCTTTTTTGTTTGTTGTTGTCATTTTCTTTATTTTTTAAATAAACAAGATTTTCACTAAGCTATTGTGTCTTGTAAAACCATACAGCTCTGGTTGTTGTTGTTATAATAACGTACCAAGCCCGTTATCTAGGCATAATAAAACTCTAGGGCACCCCCCCCCTCGTGTGTAATAAGACAACACCAGGCTACCCCCTAGAGAGGTCGGACGAGTAGAACCCAAACGCAGAAGAGAGCCAAGCGCAGCAGCGGACACGCTAGCAAGCAAAGTTAACTTAAATACGATAACAAGGCCGAAGATGAAAGCAGTGCCCCCATCACCAGGACCGTGAAAGTAACCCCCCGCCCAATAACGAGCCGCGGCAGCAACGAACCAAACCCCCGCAAAGCGCCCGCCGGGGGGACAAGACGACTAGCCCTTCCCTCTCTGTTTTATTTCCAACTTTCACTATTTTTCAACTTACCCCCCCCTCTTTTTCTGCAACTTCTATTTTCTACTCTTCTTCTTTTTACTCTACTACCGGGGGGGCTTTTTCTACAAGTACCTATATTACACTGCGGATTTTTCTTTGCTTTTACGGAAATATTTGCTATATAACTTTATATTTATACACTATGTCTTTACTATACGTACAAAAATTTCAAATAGGCGGTACTGGCCTGCATGATATACAAGGGAGGAATAAAAAAACCGGCATGCCTTTAAATAGTAATTTTGCTGTATATACACAAGGCGGCAACGATTATTATTCAAATCTAGGGGATAATAATTACAACACTAATTTTATGTACACACATAGAATAAAAAATCCTAATGTTACTAGTTTAGATGGTAATCGTACTTATGGAGATGTAGGTTTAGCCTTAGATTCTAATAATAAATTATATGGTAGGCTAGGTTTAGAAGTAACAGAAAATCCTCGTAAAAAATATGATATGGGGTTAGGAATAGGAGCTTCATTTAATAATGATGGGTTAAAATTAACTCATCAAGGACATCTAGGCTCTAAATTCGATATAGGTAAATACGGTTCTAATTTAAAAGGGACTTATGGGTACTATTTATCCCTTGCAGGTTTACTTAAAAAAGAACAAGAAGCAAAAGGTGAAGCTACTATGGGTACTTATGGGCGTTTGTCTTATCAACCTAAAAAATCTCCTTTTTCTTTTAATTTATACGGCAATGCAGGTATAGCAAATTCAAGTTATAAAGACAAACCTTATTTTACTTGGAACGCAGGGCTAAGTGCAACAGCTAATTTAAATGCTATAAGAAAGAAGGTCAAGCCTCAACATAAAGTTAAGCCTCAACCACAAGGAGGGAACTGGGTTAACCAAAGATATAATTCCTAATAATATGAGTTTATTATATGTAGAAAAATTTCAAAAAGGTAGAAGGATAGATCCTTTAAATTATCGTCCTCAAACTAATCCTTACCAGGCTCAAACTTGGGATGAATATAATAATAGATTGCAAGCTTACAACGATAGTAATACTAGGCATGTACAAGCAGTGGAGGATTTTAAAACTACGCGAAATCAAATACAAAATAATATAAATAATTATAGTATATGGGATTATGATCGTTGGAAAAGTCCTATTTTTGCTCAAATTGCTGCTGCCGGTTATGAGCCTGAAAATAGAGGTGATAAAATAATTCTTAAAGATGAACAAGGAATTTTAATAGGGTCAGGTGATGATTTATGGAATAAAATTCCTAGTAGGTTAAATCAATTACACGGGGGTCGTCTTATAGGTACTCATATTCATTCTCCTTATTTTAGTAGCCTTTGGGAGGACTATGAGCAAGCATCGTCGGACAAAGAACGAGAGTTAATTTCTGATAAAATTTATAATCAACAAAAAAAAGAATATTTTTATTTGCAAGACGAAATTCCTGCTAACCCTATACAACCTATATTACCACCTTCTAATCCTAAAAATTGGGCAGGTTCTTATACTTATGGAGGTAATACTTATAGGAAAGTAAATGGTAAATGGCAAAAAGAAATTAATGGTAAGTTTGTAGAATTAAAAACAGACGTAGCAAAAAGATCTGCTTTTTTGGACAAAAATGCTAAACCTATAGATAGTGTAGATTTAAAAAGTAACAATACTGGTGTTTCGTTAAAAAAGACTCTTGTTTCTATTGAGCCACCTAAAAAGACAAGTTTTGAATATGAAAAGAAAAAATACGATTTGGAATTGGCTATCTATAAGATGCAACAAGAAAGATTAGCAAAGTTAAAACAAATAAAGCCTGATGATTATAATGGGGCTCTTAAGTGGAAATTAGAAGAGAAAAAATTGGAGGATTTGTTTAAAGATTATAAGAATTTAACTGGAACTTTACCACCATCAACTAGTCGGTATGATCATCCTTTAATTACTAATGGTAAAAAATCTATAAAATTTAATCTTGGATTAATAAGTAAGCCTAAACCAATCATTCCAGATAAAATGGAAATGAGACCTATGGTTAAAAAACCAGATTTTAGACCTATTATAGAAAAAACAGGCTCTCTTAAAGATTATTATACTCCGCTTATGACGAGCCCTAGAATGCAAACAGTTTTAGTATTTAACCCTAAAACAGGCAGACATCAAGTAAAAGAAGTTAGAACTCAAAAAGATGCTTTTTTTAAAGATAGCGATGGTTGGCAAGATGTAAGTGAACCTATATTATACTATAACCCAGAAACAGGAGAAGAGAGTACTAAACCTAATTATTACGGTAGTTATAAGTTTAACAAAGGAGGAATATTATATAATAAAAAATAATTATGTCTTTACTATATACTAAAAAATATCAAACAGAAGGTACTATAAATTCCTATATAAAGGATTTAGACCTTAAACATAAGTTTATGAATACCAGCCCTTTAGTAGAAAAAGAAGAACCTAGGATAAATTTATCAGCTCCTGTTGGTAGATGGAATCCTACTGCTTATGGGTGGAGCCATGAAGAAAGATTAGAAGCTCCCAATGACTATATGAAAATGGGTGGTGCTGGTGCTGCTTTGCCTAAAGGTTTTAGAGTTGATGGTATGGCTAGCCTTGAGAAGGCAAAGAGAATGAGAATTTATGAAGATGTAGATAAAAATGGTGAAAAAATAATAGAACAATATCCGCAGATAGAAGAGTTTAATAGGTTCGAGTCTAGTTTATACAAAGACTTACCTAAAAATTTAGGGTCCCTAGGGGTCAAGGCTGAGGCTAACTACGCTATGGATAAAATACCTAGTGCACCCGGATTTCCTGAATTTGTGACATATAAAGGTATAAGCCGCCCTAGCTTTTCTTTAGGCTATAATGTTAATAAAGGAGTGCCTTTGAAGAATGGTTATTTAGGGGTTTCTGCTTCCGCTGAAAAAGGTCTAGGTAAGAATGAAAACTACAGAGTAGGCGCTAATATTAATGCCGAAAAATATTTCACGCCTAAATTATCAGGTAATTTAGAAGGTAGATATGATAAAGGTAAATACGACTCTAATTATAATATCAGAGCAGGTTTAAAATATAGATTTTAATTTATTATTTTACATATAAAAATTTCAGCCAGGATATTAATTTATTCTGGTTTTTTCTTTTTTATTTACTATAAATTTCTATGGCAACTCTTTACTACATAACTAGTATACAAGATGAGTACATCTACATTAATACTACTCAAGATTTTAATGCTAGTGTTTCTGTACATCTTAAGCTTTTAAGAGAAGGAAAACATCCTGTAGAAGCTATACAAAATATGTATGATAAGTATGGAGAAGAAAATATTATATTTTGTTCTGTAAGAGAAATTGCTGATAATGAGGTAGTTAGTAAGAAATTAGCTTACAGACAAAAATTTAGTTTAATGAATTGATTTTAATTATGTCTTTATTGTACAACGATAAAAAACCAAAACCTAAAGCTCCAGGTAGAACTATAAATGAAGCAGATATTTTCGATAAAAAAATATATGTACACCCTGAAAGACCAGGATCTACTTATATGAAAGATGCTTTTGATGATTGGTTTATAAAGAATGAAAGTACTAATGGTTACTATGTAGCTATAAAAGACCCCGATGGATCTCGCAAATCAAAGTTAAATGATGAGCTTAGATTACCATCTACACAACTAAGAACAGATGTACCTGCTTATGGTAAGTCTTTCTTTGGTGAACCAGAAAAACCAGAAAGATATATTAAAGATTCTTCTGAGCCTAAACTTGTATCAGATGCTAAACCTGAGCCTAAAGCAGAGCCTAAAGTAAATTCTGAAATATTCACTAATGATTTTTTATTAAGACAACAATTTAAAGAATCTAGCTTTAACCCTAAATCAGTATCTCCCGCTGGTGCTGCTGGCTTAGCGCAAATAATGCCTGATGTAAAGGGGGATGCTGTAAAAGCAGGAATAATAAAATCTACAGATAGTTTATATGATCCTGAAGTTAGTGCTAAGATTCAGAAATGGTACATGACTGATTTGTATAATGCATCTTTCATTAATAAACCTAATCAATCTAATGAGATAAGGTTAGCTAAAACTTTAGCAGCTTACAACCATGGAAGAGGTAATTTTTTAGAATATTTGAATGAACAAAAGAAAAAAGGCGTAGATATTTATAAAGGGAAAGAGTGGATGAACGAGCTACCTAGAGAAACTAGAGATTATGTAAATAAAATTTTATATAAATCTAACCCTGAGTTTGAAAGACAATATGCTAAAGCTGTTAAAACTTACAAATTCAAAAAAGGCGGTTTATTGTATAAAAAATAAAACAAAAAAAAAGATATGCTATATAACAAAGTAAAAAAATTTCAACCAGGTAAAGGATTTAATACTCGCATAGATAAAGTAATTTATACTGCAGAAGACAGAGCTAATTCTGACTTTTTTAGAGATAATATGTTAGAAGGTACTCTGGGTAATTGTAAAGGGGACGCTTGTTTGTTATATACTAAAGGTTTAGGTTATATTCCTGGAGTAAAAACTATAGGTGATATAGAAAACGCTAGAGGTTTATTGACAACATCTACTCAACCAACACCAGAACAAATAGAAAAATACCCTTATTTAAAAGGTGATTACAAGGGATCTGTAGACAGTTGGGATTTAGCAGGGGTATACGCAGATAGTGGTAAGACTTTTTACAATATTTTAGATGAAAATAGAAATGAAAATTTTGATTTAGATACCCCTGTAGGTACTTTTTATTTATGGGGACCTGATCAAGATATGCACCCATATGGTTATTCTAAAGCCAAAGGCTATAAAAATTCTAACCATACTATGATCAAAGTAGGATGGGATAAAGATACTGGGGAATCTATATTAATGGATGCTTATGATAAAAAATTATATACTTTATCAGAAGCTAGAGAAGTGTGGAAAAAATATAATTTGCAAACAGTTATAGCACCAGAAGAAAATTTAAATTTAAATAGAGAATTTTTTCAAAAGTTTTTTGATGAGCAAAATAAATCCTACGATTTTGAAGTGCAAAATCCTTATGATAAAATTAAAAAATCAGTTGGTTTTGAAAAAGCAGTAAATAATAGTAGTGAGGGGGAAAAATATTTAACTCATGATTTAGGTAATTTTACTTTAGCTTTAGTTCAACACGCAAATAATTTAGCTAAAGATTTAAATTTAGACCCAGATAAATACAAACAAATGGTTAACTTTTTAACCGCAACTGCTATGACCGAAACCAAAGGCGGTAAATCTTTGAAGGGAATCAAAGGGTATGCTTCAGAATTAGTAGGTAGTAGTATAGGTATGACTCAAATAAACCCAGATAATATTTTTAACGACCCTAGGTTAGCGAGTATAGCGGATAAATATGGTATTAGATCTAGATCTGATTTAAAAGATCCTTATAAAGCTGGTTTAGCTTCTATGATATATTTGAGCCAATTGGATAAATCTTCTAAGAGCTTATATAATAGGGGTAATGAAAATCCTAGGGTTATTAAAAGTAAAGAAGCTCCTGGTATGTGGTCTTCACCTAAGCAATTCTTTTCCAGGGATTTAAGAGGTAGTTCATTTCAAAAACCAGATGAAACATTTGATGGTTATTATATGCTACCTAATGGTAAAAGAGTATTCTTAAATTATGACGTTGATGATCAATATAAAACTGCTTTATTAAGAAAAGAAGTAGAAAAATACTACCCCAATCAAGGCAATTTATACAGTGTAAAAAACGGTGAAGTTTATAGGCAAGCAGAGGGTAATGTAGAATTAAGCCCTGAAGAAAGATGGGCAACTGCTTGGCGTAGTCCAGGTGTACTATTGCGTGGTGATGCCACAAAAAATAAGTATGTAAATAAAACCATGTATAATTTAGATAATTATATAAGATCAACAGCAGGTAAGAGTATACCTCAAACTGCAATTTTTAAAAAAGGTGGTCTTTTATATAAAAAAGGAAATACTATAAAAATAGATCCTGAAAAGAAAGGTACATTTAAAGCGCAAGCTACAAAAATGGGCATGGATGTTCAAGAAGCAGCTAGCCATATTTTAGCTAATAAGAATAAATATAGTAGTAAGATGGTCAAGAAGGCTAATTTTGCTAAAAACTTTGCAAAATAAGTATTATGGCATTATTAAAAAAATATCAAGACGGCGGGTATTATAGATATAATAACCACAATTATAAGAAAGAAGGAGATAAATGGTTTAAAGAAATTAATGGTAAATATTTACCATTAACTGCTGGAAATGTAGAACAAAGAACAGCAGAATTAAATAAGAACGCTATACCTTATTCTAATTTTAATACAGCTAATTTTAATTCTTTACCTAGAGTAGAAGTTGCTGAATCAACTCAACCAAAAAATTTACTTATAGCTAATACAGCTGCTAATATAGTTGAAGAGGGTTCAAAAAGAAGAGCTGCTGAAAGATCTATAGTAGTAGATAAAATTAAAAATGCTAATTGGTTGTCTGAAGAAGATAAAGCTAAAATCCTATTAGATACAAACAAAATAGATAGTTATATACCAGCAATGGTATATCCGAAAGATCCTGGGACAATACAATCGGCTCCTGAATATACTTGGGCAGATAAAGCTGGAAACATAATTAGAAACCCTCTAGTAGCAACAGCTTATTTTTTAAAACCTGGGCCTTTCAATATGCCTATGAATTATAGTGCTATGGAAAGATCGCCTGGATTTTCAGATCCCGTTTTTGATAATAACACTGTTTTAAAAGGTTTAAACGCAGCTTCATATTTACACCCAACTACTGCTTTAATTAATGCTGGTAATGATGCTCTTTACACTGAAGAGGACATAAGAAAAGCAATAAAAAGCGGTAAAATGGAGGATTGGCAAAATGCTTTAACTTCAACGGCATTTACGGCTTTAGATCTTATACCAGGTACTAAATTAATTGGTCGTTCTGGTAGGTTAATGAACATGGGAGAAAGCGCTGCTTTGGAAACTATGAGGTTAAGCAACTCTTCTAAATTAAACAATATTATAGGTAATAAAATAATTCCTAGGATTAGTTCCACTCCAACTAGTGTAGCTAACGATTTCAGATCTGTGTTAGTGCCTCAATTAAACCCAGCTAGTGCAAAATATAATCCAATTGTTAGAAAAGCTTATAATAAAGCAGTTGTAGGAGCAAAAGCTCAAGATGTAGGGCAAGCTACAGGAAGTGTTTTTGAACCGGTAATAAATAACACAGATGAAATTATATTTGGTCATCCAACTATAGGTAAAAGTTATTTAAAGCAAGCCGGTGACAATAGGTTTTTATCTTTAGATGATGACTATGCAGATGTTATAAATAATTCAGTAAATGATATTGCAAAAAAGTATAATATTTCTACATATCAAGTAAAGAACGGAGGTAATGAAGTATGGAATAAAGAATATAATCAAATGATGCAGTCTTTATTTGATGAAGTTAAAAAAGAAGCTAAAAGTAAAGGGCAAGTATTGTTTACATCAAATACAAACTTATTAAGGAATAATTTAGACTCTTTTGATAAAATTATAAATATACCAAAAGATGAGTTTGTAAAAAGAATAGAAAAACGCGGTGCTAAATACGATATAACAGAATGGAAAAACAGTATAGATGAAGTAGTAGCAAAAGCAGATAAATCTAAAGTAATCAATACAAATAAATACTTATCTGATTTATTACCTACTCAAGATTTTAAATCTGAAATAGATTGGGGTAAATGGAATAAAGAAATACCAGAAAATAAAGCTTTAATGCAAGAGTATAATGCTATTGAGCAACAAGCTAAAGCTGATGGAACATGGATGAAATATAGTGACGGTACTAAATTCAACGGTAGTCCAGAACAGTTTGTCCAAATGAAATCTAAAAATTTAACAAGATTTGCAGGGGGGGAAAAACAAGCTGAAAATATGTATAAAAATGTACTATACCACGGAACTCCAGCTAGAGATTTAACAGAATTTGATTTAAGTAAAGCAGAAAGATTAACTAGTGGAAATTTATACCCTGACCTAATTTTTACGACTACTAACAAAAACATAGCTAAAACTTATGCTGGGGATAAAGGTAAGGTGCTAGAATTAGGAGCAAATTTAGGTAAAAATAAATCTGTAGATTATAAAGGAAATAGTTGGATAGGTAAGAAAAGTGGTTATGTCGTAGGTTCTAATAATAAAGAAGGTATGCAATATGATGCTTTTGGTAATATGCTGTCTCCAGAAGGAAATACATTTAGATCAAAACAAGCAGCAGAAAAATATTTAAAATCTTTACCTGAATCTGCCCCTTATAAAAAAGATATGACAATCCAAAAAAATGATTTTTTAGATCCTAATGCTCGTGAAACTTCGCCTCTTACTACTAATAAATTAGCAGAAAGATATAAAAAACAAGGGTTCGATTCTTTTACAGCTAAAAATGTTGTAGATAATTATGATAATTCTTTAAAGTTAAAACCAGGAGAAGATATAGGGGATGATGTAATATTCTTTAAAGGTAACAATAGACTTAAATCTTTAATAGGTAATAATGGAATGTTTGACATGACTAACCCTAATATATATAAGGCATTAGCTCCAATAGGTTTAGGATCTTTACTTTATAACCCTTGGAATAAAAAACAAAATTAAAAATGATGTTATATAATAAAATAGGAAAATACCAAAAAGGAAAGACGTTAAAGGAAACATCTATAACTCCTTTAACTAGGTATTATAATGATTATAATTCTAAAAATCCTTATCGTGATTACCTTATAAATGAAAAAGATAATTACTTAAACAAAGGTAATAAAGGACTACAAAATTTATTTAATGTAAACGAAAGAAATTTTCCTGAGCAAGCTGAACAAAGGATACACAATCGATATGATTATGATAGAAATAATTATGTTATAGAGCAGTATGCTAAAGAAAATAATATAGATCTTACAGATAGAGAGTCTATAATGAATAACTTAGTTAACGCTAAGATTCTTTCTAAAGCAATGCCTAACTCTAAATATGCTAAATATATAGAGCCTTCATTGTGGGCAAGAACCAAAGGTGGAGCAGTATCCGCAGCTAACAGCTTCTTAAATTTAACAGGAAAGCAAGGACCGACTTTTACACCTGATATAAAAGGATTAACTCCAGCTGAAGAAGCGAAATATTACTACCCTAAAGGTGTAATGCAAAAATTAGGAAATGCTGCTGATGCTCTTTCTTTTGCAGATATACCAGGTTCATTTGTTATGAAATATGCTACTAATGCCGATCAACCTACTACATTAGGAGATGCTTTATCAGGTAGATACACACCAAATACTTTAAATGCAGCTTCTTTGCCGGGTATAGTTACAGCTCCTGCAGGATTATTATACAAGGCTCCTGATGTGGTAAGATTAGGCGGTAAAGTATTAGGTAAATATGCAGATGATGCTAGGGGTTTATTAGCTAATAATTTTACTAAACAACTACCAGGCTCACCTAATTTTGAATATAAATTTCCAAAATATAATTTACAATCTGCTAAGACTCAAGTAGGTATAGATCCTGTACATTATAGAGCAGTGGATGCTATTAAAAAGAATTCTGATTCCTATTATAATTTTGTTACTAAAAAATTTGAACCTTCTATTAAAAAATCAAAACTTGTAAATCCTCAATTTGGGCATGACTATGTTTTACCAGAAGGAGTTGATGTTAATAGATTAAATGAATTTGCTAGAAGATCTCAAGCAGGACTTGTAGAGCCAGTTGAATTAAATGTTGTATATGAATCTTTAGTAAAATTAAATCCAGAACTTAAAAATATAAATGTAAATAAGGTAGATTTTATTCATGGAGTAGCTTCTCATGTAGCTCCACAAGATTTAATTAATCTTGGAGAAGATATTGTTGCCCCCAAAGGTGATTTTTTAAAAGGTTTAAAAAGAAAATATAATGATGCTAAATGGAATCAATTTACAAATAAATATGAAGGTTTTGGTTTTAGATTTAGTCCTGAGAGACAAAAAGAAATAATGAAAACCTATACAAAGCAAGCTAAAAATAATTTGTTAGGTAAAATTGTTAATAGATCTATAACTCCTATAGGTTATGATTTATTTACAGTAGCTGGAGCCCCATTAGAAGTAATAACACCTAAAGCTTTGAAGTTTAAGCCAAAAACTTACGCTACTAAAAATAGATTTGATTCTTGGAGATTATACAACGGATTAGAACCTGAGTTTAATACTTTCTCTAAAAACGCAGATAATACATTAGCGCTGAATGATTTTAAATTAGAGAAGAATAAACTGCAAAAAATAATAGATAATCCTAAAAAATCATTTGGTACTATGGAAATTGAAAAAGAATTAAATTTTGGTGGTGTGCATGGTAATGGTTGGATTACAAAAGGTGTAGATGAGCAAGGTAGAAAATTTATTGATTTTACAGATACATGGGATTTACAACCATTAAAAAAGATGAAATTCTTACCTAATAAAGTCAGAGATTTTGAAGTTTCTTCTTTAACAGGTGGTAAACCTTTTGATTTGAAAAATAGAATATATTACAACGATTCAGGTGAATTTTTTGATCATAAAGGCAATAAGCTTATTGAAACTATTGAAGAATTTTCTCCAGGTACTTTAGGAGATAATCAAAAAACAACAGCTAAATTAACTATGTTGGGTACTAAAAATGCAGCTAATACAAAGCAAATGGATGTGCTTAGAGACTGGGATAAAGCTTCAAATAATAAGTTTATAAAGGGGGCTGCTGGTTTGCTTGGCGCAACAAGTATTCCTCTAGGCTATATGGCAAAAAGACATATGGACAGAGTAAAAAAAGACCTTGAAAATTATAACAAAGGAAATAAGTAATATGAATTTTGATTTACCTGAAGTTTTAAAAGGGGATATGGCAGATGCTAGCCCGGAAAATATAAATAACTTAACAAAATTTGCTAAATATTACGTTAAATATAATGATACTTGTTTAAATTATATAATAGATTCTATACATAACTTGAAAAAATAAAATATTTATAATATATATAATAATATGGCATTATTAAAAAAATATCAAAAAGGTAATACTTTAGTTAGCCCAAGCGACTCAAAAGAATATTTAGAAGGTTGGTTTAATTCACCTAAACACAAAGAATTATTACTGAATTCTTTAAGTAAAGATTTTCCAAATTTAAATAAAGAAGAATTACAACTGAAAGCAGATGAAATAATAACTGAAAGGTTAAAAAATTTAAATGATTTTGAAACAAATGAACCTCCTATTTTATCAAATGTATTAGGGGAAGCTAATCCTAGCCCTAATTATTATGAAGGTAAAAGAAATGTTACTTTGTTTACAAATATGCCAGATTATAATCCTTATGTTAAAACTCATGAATATAGACATATGTCTAATAGTAATGAAACTGGCCATACATTCCCAAAATATGATTACCAAAAGTGGCAAATTGCAACGCCAGAAAAAATGCCTGAAGCAAAAGCAATTATATTTGATTACAATAATCCTTATAAAGCATATGAGCTTTTTAAAGACACAAAATTAGCACAAAACGCTAAATTAAAATATGAACAAGAAAATAATTTCTTTATGTCGATGCCTTATGAAGATTTTTTAAAAACCGACCAAGGCAAGCAACATATTATTAATAACTTGAAGGAATTAAATTATTTAGGTAGATTAGAAGAAATAAGTGCTAGAAAAGATGCAATATTGCAATTTGCAAAAGATAATAACATTTTCGATCCTTATACAGAAACAATGACCCCGGAAATTTTAGAAAAAATAAAAGCTAAAATGAAAGGTATAAATGGGAGAAATCAACTTGAACAATTAGAGCAGAGATTTAATGACAATGATTTATTAGAAATTTTTAATACTATTGCTAATACAAATAATAAAAATAAAATAATGATGGCTCGCAAAGGCGGAATTTTATACATTAAAAAATACCAAAATGGCACAAGTCCAGTTACCTACACCTACCCAAGTAGACCAGGTGTAAGGTACCAGAAAGGTGCATTTGGTTGGATGATTAATATTCCTGGAAAAACAAACGGATATGTTCCAATTAAAGATCCAGATGGTAAACGTGCAGCAGAGTTAAATAAAAATGCTATACCTGCACAAGAAGAAGATGTTAAAAATAAAATTTACGAAGATAATTTAAGAAATAATAAACCTGGTACAGAAAAAATAGAATTATCTAATAATACTACTTTATTAGATATGTTTAGCATTCCTCAAAACATGATGATGTCTGCGTTTACAAATAACAAACATTTAACTCCAAGTTCTTATTTACAAAGCAAAGGAATAAATAATCCTGTTACTAATACCATCGCTGATGTAATGATAGACCCGGTTGCTGTAATGGCTTTAAAATACCCAATTAAAAAAGCAAAACAACCAACTCTTCTTTCTGTTGAAAAACCTCAAAGTTTTAACTCTGTTCGCCTTGGTATGCCTAGAAATTTAGATGAGTTTAATCAATTAAAAGAAGCAACTAGATTAAGGGAAAAATCAGCAAGAGACTTAATGAAAAAAAGCATAGAAACTAACTCTAATTATAAAGATAGATTTATAAAGACTACTATAGAAGAAGGATTTGAGCCCTATATTTCAAGAAGAACAAACCCTGTATCTAGAGAGCAAGAAGTTTTAGATAATACTTTAGGGGCAGATTCTAGAGTAATAGATTTTTTTGACTCGAAAGGTAATATAATAAAACAAATAAAAAACGGTAAAATTATCTATCAAAAACAAAATTAAAATGAACTTAGACGATCTACACGACAGCGACGAAGGATTTGAAGTTTACGATGACAATAAAAAAATTGTAGAACCTAAAATTAAAAAAGATCCTTTACACAAAACTTATAAAGAGACTACTATTGCAAGATTACACAGACCGCAGATGGAAGAAGATAGTAAATGGGATAAATATAAAATTTAGATTAACTTGAAAATTTAAAATATTTGTCTTATAATATCTTTATAAATAAAGAAAATAAGATAATATGAGTTTACACGTTTACTTCCACACAGGAGACTTAGTGCAATTAAAACAAGATCTCCCGCATAAACCTACAATGGTTGTGCAAAAAATTAGCAAAATCCGCCCTACAAAAGAGGACACTGCTATTAAAAAACCTATTTTATTAGGTATAACTTGTTTTTGGTTTACAAAAGATGGGTTGTATCAAGAGAGAACTTTTAGCTCAAAAGATTTAGAAAAATTATGCTAAAGTTTACTGTACATAACAGCAAAGTTTGTATAGATCCCAATATAGTATTAATAGAAGAATTCAACAATATATTAGCATACGGGAAAAAGAAAAAATCAGAAGATTTAGGAAACCGTATGTTAATTTATGTCTATTATTGTTGTGATTTGTCAGAAGACAATATTATGAGGGATCTAGATTATCGTATGAAGCCTGAACAAGCTATGGTTAGGGCTTTTGCCGGTAAAAAAGATAAATTTACAGCTGAAGAACAAAAATTAATAGACGCGGCTATTGATGCTTACAACTTTTTCAACGAAACTTCTGCTGAAAGAGCTGTATTGGCTATCGATAAAAAGATAGATGAAGCCCGTACTAAACTAGAAGAAGAAGAAATAGAAATAATTAGGAATGTTAACGAATCTACTGGTGTAGTTAGTTTCGCTTCTAATGAAACCATATTATCTAAATTAGCGGAAAATATAGGTAAACTAATGACATTGAAAATCAGTGTTATGAACGCTGCTAAAAAGATGGAAAATTCCGGTAGAGTTAGGGGTAATAAAGGTTCGTCACTCATAGAAAGAGGTAGTTTAGTAAGAAGACGAGACAATGAAAACAGTTAATGTAGATAAAATACCAGAACTTTTTGGAGTAAAAAATGAGTATGACCCTTTTGACTTAGATTTTCTTAGAAAGGATGAGCACGGTAGAATATGGAATGGCGAATTTGAAGTTACTAATGCCCCTAAAAGATTAACTGGTGTTCCTACCGGCCATGAAGAAATAAAATTAACTGATTATTTAGTGTACAGGCCTTTGCCTAAAGAATTAACAGCTTGGAGAAATATACCTAGTTTTCACCCAGACAGCTTAGATATGGAAGAATGGTATAAGCCTTTAATAGATTACTGCTACGATGGAGTATTTATTGATGGTGAATATTATAATCCATTTTTTGTTTACTGGTTAAATATTTTTGTTTTTCCTGTTCCTATTTATATAGATGGAAAACCAACAGAAGACTTTACAACCTCTCACCCTCAATACAGTAATATAGATAGATACTTCTTTGATTATTGTTGGAAAGCTTATTTAAACAATAAAGATGCGGCCATTATGGGTGGTCGTGGTGTAGGTAAATCTTTCATGTACAACTGTATATTAGACCGTGAGTTTAGACTTATGGTTGAAAGCCATATCTTGGTATCTTCTACCAATGAAGAAACAACAAACGAGGCTTGGAATAAAATAGAATCCGGGTTAAATGCTATAGAAGCTTTACATAGACCTTTAAAATTAAAACTTATTACAGACTCTTCTGATATGAAATATGCAGGAGAAAGGGTAGAATTACCCGACGGTACTACAGAAGATAGAGGTCATTTAAGTAAATATGAAAAAATCATCTACGGTAAAAACGCCGGTAAAACAAGGGGTAAGCGTCCAACTAAGCAATTAATAGAAGAGTTTGCAGCTTTCCCGCCTTCCCACCAAAAAGGGTCTTTAGGGGCTTGTAAAAGAGAAAGTCGTGGTTCATGGTATGTAATGGGTAGTATTAAAAAATGTCAAGTGCTTTATTCTGGTACTGGTGGTACTATAGAGAATGACGAAGCTGAAGGTATATTTTGTAATCCTAGGGCCCATGAAATTTTAGAAACTAACGACTTTGAAATAGAATCAGGTTTCTTTTGCCCAACTCATATTAAAAGAGCTGGTACTTGGGAAGTAACTGGTTGCCCTGATGTAGAACTTGCTACAGAGCAAGTAAATAAAGAAAGAGAAGCAGCTAAAAATGAACCTGAAACTTATTCTGGTTTACTGCAAGAATACCCTATGAATATTAAAGAAGTATTTACTAGAAGAGGTACTAATATATTCAACCAAGATAAAATAGCCACTCAACGTATAAATATTTCTCATAACCCAGATTGCCCAAAACCAGGTAAAGGATTTTTAAAATGGCAAAGGGCTGAAAACGGTAAAATTATAGGTGTTACCTGGAACCCTAGCCCTGTTGGGGATGTAGAAATTTTAGAGCACCCTCACTGGTTATCAGAAGACGCGGCGGACGACGAAAAAGAACCTATGTCTAATTTATATGTTGCTGGTTGTGATAGTATTGACCAAGGTTTAGCAGATTCATCTTATGCAAAAGATAATAGAAAAGGATCAGAATTAGCAATATTAGTAAAGAAAAGGATTTTGTCTAAAGGTTATTTTAGAACTACTTCTAATATATATGTGGCTAAATATAACAAAAGATCCGACAATGTAAGAGATGATTGGGACAATGCTTTAAAATTAGCTTATTATTTTAATGCTGAAGTAAATATAGAATACACTAAAATAGGTATTGTAAGTTGGTTTAGAGATCAAGGCTTCTATCACTTACTAAAGAAAAGGCCATCTATTAATTTACAAAATGCCGATCCAAACAAACATACTAATCTTATAGGTACTACAGCTGCTGGTCCCATAATTGACCATATGGACCAAAAAATAAAGGCTTATATAGATGATTTTTACGATATTATTTGGTTTCCTGAATTATTAGAGCAATTACAAGATTACAATAGAGAAGACAGAACAAAATACGATTTTGTTATTGCTATGGGATTATGTGAGCTGTCTGATGAAGATCTTATGGGTAGAGAAGCTAAACCACCAGAAAAAGCAACAGAAGGTTTGCAATTATTTGGGTACTATTCTGAATATGTTAATGGTAAAAAAATAAAAAGATACGGTGTTATTCCTAACCAAAACAGCGAAGAAAAAGCTTTTAAAAACCAAATTAGAAATGATGCGCAATCTTTCAATAGACATGGTGGGGTTAGGTGGATAGATATGACAGACCCTAAAAACCCTAAATATATGTATGATTAATTTACCTTAAACTGTATGTTTTAATTGTTAATATACTTCTATAATATGTAAATAAGTCAATATGGAGAAATTAACAATTAAACCAGAAGGGTTTAACGTTTTAGCTGAAGTAACAGAATTACCTAATTTAAATGGAGAAATCTATATTGGTTCTGGTCCAGTTGCTACTAAAAGTAATATTGAGTACTATTACGGTAGTGCTTTAAAGTTAGGAGATAAAGCAACTGAAGAAAGCCAGTGTCCTGAACTGAAAGAGGGAGAAAATATTATTTTTTCTCAGTTTGCAGGTTATGGAGTTCCAACTACAGATGGATACTGTAAGATAATTAGAGGTCATGATATAGTGGCCAAAGTAACAAGTAATTTTGAAAATATGACAGAAGAAACAGTAAAACCAACAGGTGATAGAATTTTAGTTAAGATTATAGGTGAAGGTCTTGTAAAAGACGGTATTTATGATGATAGTAAAGAAGATCCAAGATCAGCTTTAACTCAAAAAGGTGAAGTTATTTCTTGTGGTCCAGAAGCTAAAAAATATAAAAAAGGCACTGTTGTAGCTTTTGATCCATTTTGTGGAAATCTTATACTAAATGAAAGTGATTGTAAATTGAAAACAGTTAATCAGTTTGATATTTTATATACATTATAATAAAAGATGAGTCTTATACAACGTTACTACCACATTGAAGATGTTTCTATATCTGAAGAGGATAAATCAAAATTTGACTATTTAAGTCAAAGCGTTGATTTTTATATTTCTGCTTTAGTTAGAGAAAAAGAACACATCAGAAAAGCTAGAAATTTATATGATGGTGTGCGGGATAAAGAAGAATTTGCATATTTAGAGCAAGTTTTTGGCATAGAAACTCCTATGTCTGTAAAAATGACTCCTCTAGTAAAAACTAAAATAGATGTATTAATAGGTATATTCTTAGATGAAGAGTATACCTATCGCATTTCTATGAATGACGCTCAAACTATAAATAATATAGAAGCGCAAAAGATGAAAAAGAAAAGCGAAGAAATATTAAAAAAGTTAGAGCAATTTAAAAAAGATACAACAGAAGCAATAAAAGCCGGTAAAGAAAGCCCTAAAACAGCTTATGAAGAAAGCTTCATTGAAAATTTGAATAAAACATTAAATAGTGATTTTGTTTCTCAATACGAAATTGCAGCTCAATCTTTAATTAAATTTTTTGAGCAAGACCCTACTATAGATTTAAAACAAAAACTAAAACAATATCTTTTAGATTTATTAATAACGGGGGAAGCTTATTATAGAACTTATATAGACCGAGAAGGGGAAGACCCAAAATTAGAAATATGTAAACCTGAAAATGTATTTTTTAGTAAAAATACAAACTTTCAGTTTTTATCTAACGGAAACGAACCTAATGTAACTGCAGTAGTTCACAGGACTTATATGACTAGAACAGCTATTTTAAATAAATGGGGTCATGTAATGACTGACGAACAAAAAACTATTTTATACGGTAAATCAGATTCATCAGGCGCTCAAGTTATTAGGGACCCAAGGCAGTTGGATAGGATTTATGAATTAGCTGCGAATACTACCTACAACCAACATTTGAATTCTATGTGGGATACTTTACCTGTATACCATGTAGAATGGTTAGCGAACAATGAAGTAGAAATTGCGGGAGAAGATAAAGAAAGCTATCAAGTAGTAGAAACCATAAAAAAGAGCAAATATTACAGCGAAGTTTTAGATAAAGACCTCAGAGGTGGAAAAGATGCTGGTTACGGCGAACCTAATAAGAAAGGCTATAGGTTAGATAGGTATGAAGGAGTTAGAATTGGTTGGGACATTTATTTAAATTTAGGTAAGAGTAAAAATCCACCTAGAAGTATAAGTGCGCCTTGGAAAACTACTTTATCTATAAATGGAGTTGGTTATAACGATAGAAATACTAGGCCATATTCAGTAGCGTTGTCTCTAGAAGACTTACAAAATTCTTATGATGTAATTACTTTCTTTAGAGATAATTTAATTGCTAACGCAGGTGTAGATGGCTCTCGTGTTAATTTAGCTGCTATACCAAAAGTATTAGGGCAAGATTTTATGGAAAGATTACTTAAATTTGTAGCTTTCCGTAAACAAGGATTAGAATTATACGACCCAACAGAAGAAGGAGCTGGTTTATTCCAACATTATGGGGATTTCAGAGGTTCTTTAAATGGAAATATTATACAACAATTAAATGTTGTTTTAGAATCTATACAAGCACAAGCTGATATTGTTACAGGTATAAACAGATATATGTATGCAGCTGCTGAACAAAGAGATGCAGTCACAAATGTTAAAACTGGTATTAAACAAACATCTTTAATTACAAAAGATTTATTTGAATTAGTTTTTGATAGTAGAAAATTTGTTTTGATTGATTTATTAAACCAAGCTAAAATTACTTATAAAGAAGGTAAGAAAGGAGCTTATATAGTTGGCCATAGAAACATTTTATTTAATGCTTCTCCAGAAAACTTTAGGTTTACTGATTTCAATATTCAATTAGTAAATTCTAGTAAAGAAAACTTAAAATTAGAAAAATTGAACGCTCTTGCGCCTCAATTAGCAGGTAAAGGCTCTATAGAAGACGAGGTATTGATGAAATTGATGATGACTGACTCTATCACAGAAGCTAATCTATTATTGTCAGAAAGTATTAAAAAGAAAAAAGAAGAGAATAATCAACTGCAACAAATGGCTCAACAATTGGAGCAACTTTCTGAGCAAGCTAAACAATTGCAAACAGAGCTAGAAAAAACCCAAAAAGAAAAAGAAAAACTTGAAAAATCAGATAGAGAATATAAAATGCAAGATCTGGAGATTCGTAAAAAAGAATCTGAAGAACGAATTAAAATCAGCGAAAGAAGATTAGATTTAGATGAAAAAACAGCTACAGCTGAAGTAGAGAAAGATAAAGAAGTAGTTCGTTTAGAAAGAGAGCAGTTATATGCAGAAAATGTAGCGGGTAATGCAAGGGAAATAAAAAATAATTTATAAATGTCACTACTAAAAAAATATCAGAGTGGTACAAGCGGGGTTTATTACACAACAGACCCCATAGCTTTAACTGGCTTAAAAGAAAGTGAAGCGGATAGCGCAAAAGTTTTTAATTATTTTAAAGAATTAGAATCTAAATTAAAAACTTTAAATACTCAAGAGGAAAAAGTTAAAGCATACCAAGATTATACTGAAAAAAATAGATCTTATGAGGCTACTGTTATAGTACCAGCTATTAAAAGGTTAGAAGCTAAAAATAATCAACCGTTTAATATAAGCAGTTTTGAAGATATAAAGCAACCTAAAAAAGTAGTTTTAAAAACTGTTGCAGCTTCTGTTCCAAAAATTGAAGAAGTTAAAAAAGAAAAGCCTAAAGTAGATAAGATGCCAATGAGGGCGGCTTTATCTATTGTTGAGATTTCTCCTTCTAAAGAATTAAAACCAAAAATAGAACTTGAAGAAAACTCTCCAACAAAAGAGTTTAAAGATGCTATTTATAAATATGTTACTGTAATTACTACAGATAAAGATGGTAATAAAACTGTAACTAGAGAAAAAAGCACAGTGCCTTACGCTTATAAATTAGAAGGTGTGGGTAACTGGATTTTAAATGATGAAGCACAAGATGTTATATATAGAACAATAGAATAATTATGGATATTAGAGTAGTAGAATCTTTGGCAACTAGTGGTGGTTTAATGGATCCTGTGTTTAGGGTCAATCCAACATTGGAAAACATAAGTTTGACTTGGGATGAGCCTAGCCAAACTTTAAACTTAGTTGATTATAACTTAGATTATAACATTTTACCTTATCAAATAGGTACTGATATGGTGAAAAAAACTTTTTTGACTTATAATGGTAAAAACTGTTCGACAGGTCAGATGGTTGAAACTGTATTGATTGAATCAGGGGCAGAGGCCGATTTAAATCAAATCCCTGGTTATAATAACTCAAATGAATGGTCTTATAAACCTAGTGAATTTACTTATAATCCAGAATTAGCAAATTTAACAGATCCAGCTGATTACGCTAATTTTCCTTTTGATTATAGCCAAGGTTTTACAGTAGTTAAACAATTTTTAACTGCTCAAGCTAATATTGCACCAGGAACACCTGCTTACACAGCTTTTTATAGAGCGCCACATTTAACTTCATTTTTACCAGCTAATGTTGAAAATAATAGAATCTACTTGGACGGTTGGTACACTAGTTATGTTATTGCTTGTAAAAAGTGGTCTGTAGTTGACCCAGTTTTAAATGGAGCTGCAACAGGATCTATTGTTTATTATGAACCACAAAGTAAATTCTACATTAACCGCACAGGCTCTGGTGGTTCTTTAGTTCCAGACCCCAACAATCCTGGTTTAATGATGCCAGATACAACAAATTGGTCTCCTAATCCTAACTTTGAAGAATGGTTAGATTTTATGAGAGGATATACAGACTCAACATTACCAGGGGACCCTATATATTATATAGAAACGCAACATTTAGTTACTGTTGAATTAAATAAAGCTATATTAGAAGAATTGAAAAAACAATGTAATTGTTGTGAGCATCCTTCTTTTGGGTCATCTTCTATTTTACATTATCAAAAACTAATGCAAAAAAGATTAGGGGCTTATGTCCAATTTAATTCTGAAATATATCATGAAGCACAATGTATCCTAGAAAGTTCTAGGGCTTTATGCCAAATGTGTATTTATGATAATGGTTGTACTTGTAAATAATAAAATTTATGCTATTAAATTACACAGATGATTATATTAATACCATAGAAAATGGTAGATTGTTATTAGGGGATATACAATTTAATTTAGCCCAGCAAGAACCTTATATGGGGGCTTCTAAATATCTAGATAAATTATATGCTCAAGCTATAATTATTTCTGGGATTATTGATTATTTTGAAAACAACGATCATAGTAATCCTAGAGAAGACGAGGCTTTATTAATGTGCTTAAGAGAAGCCATAGATAAAAACCCTTGTAAAAAAGTAAGAAACAAAACAATAGATAAAACTAATTATCATGTTAATCCTGCTCCACCCACAGTAAGTCCTTACGTACCACCCACAGGAATTCCTGGTAGAAGTCCTTACGTACCTCCAACAGGAACTCCGACTAGTTTAGGTAGTAGTCCTTGGAATACAGGCAGCGGAATTTACCAATAAAGAAAATTTTAAATAAATATATTATGCCAAACACGCAATTAAATAACACTATACTAGGACAATCAACTAGGAATCCTAGAGCTATGCAGATTTTTAACAAACCTGACACAGATAGCAGACAGATATTAATCACAGATAATAGTTCAGTTATTACTCCTAATCTAATGCATGACCATTCTTATATACATTATATTTCACCTATAGGTAATGGATTGCCGGTAAGTTTTACTTATCCTACTAAAGCTGAAAATAGAAGTTTACATAGTTTTGTTTTAGATAATTCTAATAATACTTTAGACAAAGTTTTTAACTTTTCTCCTGAGTATGTATTTTTAGATGATCCGGCTAATACCACAAACTCTTATACTGTAACAGCAGGTAAGAAACAAGTTTGGTTTGGAACTATTATAAATGGTAAATTTTACTTAAGGGTTGCTAGTGACAGTACAAACTAACTAGAAAGATTAAAATTTTTTCTTTATAATAAGAAAGTTAATAACAAATAAATAAGATAATATGAGTGAAGAATTAAACCTTGACGCGTTACATAACGATGATGACGCTCAAGAAGGAACACAAGAAGGAACGCAATTTACATCTGAAGTAAATGCAGAAAGCACAGAAGGAACTGAAAAAACAGCCGAAGGGCAAAGTGCCTCTGAAACTAGTGCAAGCAATGAAAAAGATAGTCAAAGTGACCAAACAAGTTCAGACAGAAGCCAAATAGGAGCTGAAGGAGAGTCTCAAGTAGATGATAATACACCAGGTATTGAACAATTTTTATCTAAGTATGGGATTGTAGGGGGTATGATTAACTTTGAAGATGGTGAGGCTAAACATTTCAATGAGTTAACAGAATCAGAAAAATTCAATATTTTACAAGATTTATCTGCTACATCTTCTCCAGATATTGAGTCTAGATATGGTTTAGATGAAGAAGAAATAGGTTTAATTAACTGGTTAAGACAGCAAAACCAACCGCTACAACAATCTATTGAATCATTAGCACAAGCAAGGGTAGAGCAAATTTTAGCTTTTAACGAATCTAATTCTACAGATTTTTCTAGTATGGCTGACGATGCAGTTATGATGAGATGGCTAAAAGAAAGTGACCCAGAAGCTTCAGAAGAAGATTTAGCGGAAGAACTTACTAGGCAGAAAGAGAGTAAATTGTATGAAAAAAATGTAAATCGCCTAAGAGAGCAATTTACAAAACAACAAGAAGAAATTAATAGAACCGTAGAATTACAACAACAAGAAGAGTTCAATAATATGTTGGAAGAACAAAGGTCTACTATTGTAACCGTAGTACAAGATATTAACGATATTGCCGGTTTTAAAGTTAGTGATGAAGATAAAAATAATATCTTACATGATTTACTAGAGACTAATGAATATGGAGACTCTTTATTTATGGAAGAAGTTTTTTCTGATCCTAAAACTTTATTTAAAGCTGCTTGGATGTATAAAAATGGAGAAGCTTATTTCGACAATTTAGAACAATATTATAAAAAAGAAATTGCTAAAGCTTATCAAAACGGTAAAAATGAAGCTTTAAATGGTATGCCTTCTAGACCAATAAGTGGGAGTATAAATAACAATAGCACTTCAGGGTCTAGTAAAGAAGAACCTATTAGAAAAGAAAATTTTGTAGATTTAGATGATTTACACAGTGATTTTTAAATTTTCCCTTAAAGTTTAAAAATCTTTTAATTTAAGGAAGTATTAATTAATTATAAACAAAGGGTGGCACTACCATCCACAAAACAAAAGCAAAATGAAAATTGTAGACAGAAATTCAGTCGTTCAGCATCTAGGCGACACAAAAACTGTACAAAATTTCGGTACTTTATTAGGAGCTAAGCCTCATAAATTAGGTACTGTAGTTACTATGTACAAACAACTAGCTTTAGCTACGTTGACAGACGCGTTAAAAAACGTTTATTACAACCCTAAAAAAGGTTCAGGATCTTTCACACCAATTAACTCTATGGTTATTGAGTGGAATATCGACGTAAACTTTATTAAAAAAGTAAGAATCGTGGGTTCTATTTCTGGAGATGGAGCTAACAAAAACGTAGAGTCTATTATCTTAGCTGAAAGATACTACGATAAAAACGATACTTTCACATTGGATAATAAACAACAATTATTCGTTGTTTCTACTCCTAAGAAATTATCTCAATCTCGTTGGGAATACAAAGTGGTATTAGTTGGTAATGATATGTCTAAGACTATCAACACTGCTTATGCTGCTGCTGGTAAAGATACTCGTTATCGTTCAAATTACCACCCAGAATTATCTGAAAGAGGTTATACTAAGTGGATTTCTAACACTGAAACTCACCGTAACTACTTATCTCGTCAAAGAGCTTCTACTTCTTGGTCAGCTGATTTCGCAATGATGGAAGATATTTATATCCAAACTGGAAAAGATAGTAAAGATTCTTCTTCTTATTACAAGATGAATAAAAAAGAGAAAGAATGTTTAGATACTTTCTTAATTTCTCGTGAGCAAAACTGTTTGTTCTCTGAAACTAACTACGATGTTAACGGTAAATGTTTAGATCAAGATGATCATGGACGCGATATTCCAATGGGAGACGGAGTTATTCCACAAATCGAAAGATACTGTGATAAATTCTCTTACTCTATCTTGACTATCGACGTATTAGATGACGTATTAGCTACTATGCGTGAAAAATCTGATGCTCCAACAGGAAACATTTACGCAGTTATTTGTAACGAGCGTTTCTACGACCAAGTTGGTAAATTGATGAGTTCTGAATTACGTTTCCAATCTTCAGCAGATGGAGCATACTTCTACTCTAAAGCAGCTGGTGGAAAAGTTAAAGTTGGTGCTGAGTTTGATACTTACCACTTCCAAGGAAACACTATCTCTTTTATGCCAGATAGAGTACTTTCTCAAGAGTACCCAGAAGGTGGATACGGTATTTTCTTAGATACTGGTGCTGATTTATCTTCAGGACGTCCAAACGTTGCTACGTTCACATTAGAAGGATCAGAAATGATTTCTGGTAACTTACATGGAATGGGTGGAGCTGATGGAAAAACTTCAGGAGAAGTTTCTACAGGAGTTCACGGTTCAGAATACCACTTATTAGGATACTCTGGAGCTGTTGTATTCAATCCTTACAAATCTTTCATTGTACAAGAAGCAAGAATCGCTTAATTAACAGTGAAATAAAAAATACAAAAGAGGGTAGCTTAGGCTGCCCTTTTTATTTTATTCCCCTTATTTTTTAAAAAATATTAAGTATATTATACCATAATAATAAAATATGTAAATATGATAACAGAAATTGAACAATTAGAAAATGGAACTGTAACAGATAGAGTTATAGAAATTAAAGCGGTTTACAAAACTACTAAACATACTGTACAACCAGCATATGACCCTATGACAAACTGGTGGGCTGGTGTAGAAAGATTATCTGATCGAGATAAAGAAGCCAGAGAATATTATGTAACAGTGGGTAATAAAGTAGACCCGCATTTAAATACTAAATTAGTTTTAAAAGACGGTTTGATTTTAGATTTAAATACGGAAGTAGATAAAATAACATGGCAATGGTTAAAGCATTGTCCGGAAATAGCTATGTCTTTTGAGGAAGCTCAATCTTCTAAAGCTTTATTCTATGTTCATATCGAAGGTAGAGAGTCTCAGATTAAAAACAAAAAGTCAATGGACATTTTTAAAGCTATGGAATTAGTTATTAATGATCCTCGATCTAACCATGTTAATAGAGCTTTGTTATTAGGTTTTGATATGGAAGGTGAAAATCCAGATACTGTTGAAGAGTTTTTATTAGAAAAAGCAAAAACAGAACCTAAGACTATTGAACGTATTTATAGAGATAAATCAATGAAAATTAATTTGTTGTATTTAAAAGCTAAAAAAGCACGTTTCATTATTGAAGACCCAGAAACAAGAGTAATTAAATATGGTACTACTATTTTAGGGTTATCTGATGAGTCAGCTATTGCTTTTTTACAACAAAATGAAGATATTTTAGAGTTATTAGAAAGAGATGTAGATCCTGATTATTATAATTCTAAAAAAGCTATAGCTAAACCAACTACAGAGAAAAAACAAACTCCTATTGAATTAGCTCAAGAAGCAAGAAAAAAGAAATTAGAAGAGGGAAAATAATTAAAACGTAATTAAAATGACTGTAAAAGGGGCTTATGAAAATATATTAAGAGAATTAAGGAAGGCAAAAGCCCCTTCTTTACATCTTGATGATTATAATTATTTTATTAATAAAGGTATTCAAGAGTATATAAATGAAAGATATAATAAATTTCAAGTAAGCCAACAAATAACGGATGATATCAGCCCATTAATTGTACCTAATACCTTTATTATTTCTAATAATACAGGCTATTATTCTTCTAACCCTGCAGTAATTTTAAACATTACTACAGGTAAAAGGTATAGTTCAGATTTTATTAAATTTCCAGCACCTGATAATTATTGGCATATGGTAGGAACTAACGTAACTACAGTTGCTAAATTCCCTTATAAATGCTACCCAAAAGGACATGAAGACACTAAACCATCTAAAAAATTAAATAGTCATACTGCAAACGGTATTATAAACAATGCTTATTTAAAGCCAAGTGCAAGTAGAGTATTTCATGATTTTACAGATGGCTCTGCCGGTTCTGTTTTACCTAATTTAACTTTTTATTATGGTGACAGTAAAAAATTTAACATTACTGAAGTAAGTTTAGATTATTTAAAAAAACCAGAAGTAGTTAATCTTACTGTAGGTCAAAGAGACGTACCAGTAGATACGTCTGCGGTATTAGAATTTCCAGAGTATGTTTGCAACGAAATTATCAAAAGAGTTGTAAAATTAATTTTAGAGAACAGTTCTGATCCTAGATTAAATACACATGTTCAAGTAAATCAAAGCACTACGTGATAATTTACCTTATATATTAAAATAAAATTGTAATATTACAGTAGTTTTAGGGGATACCAGCTCCTTTTTTTATAAACCGTGTAATTACACTGGTACAAGTTACACAAAAAATTAATTAAACAAATGTTTACATTATCTGACAAACAAAGAGTTATCAACACTCCTGATAGCGTAAGAGTATTTTCTAGCGCAGGTGTTGAAAGAACGACTGCTGCTGCTGTAGCTGCAACAGACAAATTATTAATCGAAGGTTTCGGACACTTCGAATTATCAGCTATTACTGATATCCAATTACGTAGAGGTAGAGCTGCTGTTAACGAAAGTAAAGACTTTACTGTAACTGCTCCTGCAGGTATTGCTATTGGTGAAGTTGTTGAGTTGAGAGTTGAAGTAGATACTACTCGCTACCAATCAGAATTAGCAGTTGCTTCTAAATTAGGAAGAACAAGAACTTTTTCTTTAACAACTAAGCCTTTAGCTGCTGTTGCTGCTGCTGATATTCGTACAGCTTTAGTTACTGCTTACACTGACTTTATTGCTGAATTCCCAACTGCTGCTTTTCCTTTTTCAGTAGCATCTAATGGTGCAGCTGATATCCGTTTAACTACTTTATCTGGATACGAATCAGTTTCTTTTAAAAGAGTTGAAATCAGAAGAAGTGCGCAAGGAATTGGTTCTCAAAATTGGGTAGCTTTAGCTTTAAACGCAACTGTTGCTACTGCTTTCGAAGGTGAAGGATTAGGTAAATTCTTAGAAGAGTCTATTAGAATGGCTACTCCAGGAAATGTTGATCCATACGGAGTTGATACAGCTGATACTAGAGTTGATTTAAGAGGAACTTATAGTGCTTTATATTTTAAAGTTTCTGCTCCTTACACAGAAAAAATCTCTACTATCGCTGCAGACCACGGTCCATTACCAGCTACTCACGAGTTCGTTCTTTGGATGAATGAAGCGACTTGTTTGGCTGCTAACGGTGCTGCTGATAAATTAGCTGCTGTTGCTATTTTAAGAGCTGCTGCTTTAGCTGATTTAACTGCTACTGTAACTGCTGCGCCTTTAACTTTAGCTCAAGAAACATCAGAAGTATTAATTTTAGCTGATGGTTCTTCTGTTGCTACAAGCGCTGCTTTTATCGCATAATAGGAATACTAACAACCTATATACTAAGCCCTCTTATTAAGTTAAGGGGGTTTTTTATTTTACTTAGTTTTTCGGCTTATCTTTTATATTATATTTCATAAATAAGATTTTTATGACTTCTTTAGAACTTGCTAGTAGTATTAGAAATAGAGTGGCAGATGGATTATCTGGTAACATCAGCGATCAATCTTTCAGTATAGAGCAATTATATGATGAAATAGACTTAGCTAGGGCTGATTTTGTAAATAAATATTCTACTACTTTTAAACTAAATAGTAAATATTTAATACAAACACTTGATAATATAATATTAGAGCAAAAAGATTTAGCTTCAACTATTTGTAGTTTTATTCCTAATTGTGACTCACAAGTGCCTGCTATAGAAGTGCCTACTTTATTAGCCACTCCTGATGACAGTGCTATAGAGTTTTTAGGGTTAGCAAATAAACAAGAAGAATTTGCTGTTTATTATAATACAGATGATATTCAAAATCACAGGGTGAGAATAAGAACTGCCCATAAACCTTTTGCTTGGGTAGATACATCTATGAACCACAATGGTAAAAATACTATTTATTTCTTTAACTTAGGCAAGTATAACCCACTTAAATATGTTTCTTTAAGAGCAATGTTTAATCACCCAATGGATATTTTAGCTTTAGACCCTGACGCTTTAGATAAAGAATATCCAGCTCCTTTACATATGCAAATGGCTATTATAGATACTTTAACTGAGAAGTATATTAGATACTTTAGACAATTAAATGTACAACCTTTACCTAATCAACAAAATGATATAGTTCAATAATTATGGCTTTAAAAGAGATTTTAAATAACGACACTCCAACAGGAGATAAAACTGAAAAAAAGTTAATCAAAAATAGTTTGATTAGCGAGCATTGTATAGATATGTTAAATTTTCGCGCTCAAGAAGAAGAAAAGTCTTCTCGAATGTATGAAGATATGTACATGTTTTTAGATAATTTAGGTTATACTGGAGCTGGGGCTTTATGGCATAAATATGCTCATGAAGAAATGGCCCATGTAGATTGGGCTAGAGCTTATCTTTTAGGTTTAGGTATACAACCTGAAATAAGAGAAATGCCTAAGATAATTTCTGATTATAAAGGATTACCAGATATTATACAAAAATCTTATGAGCATGAGGTAGAGATCACTAAACAATGCAAAGAATTAGCATCTGCAGCAATGTCTCATGGAGATCATATGTTATATGAGCTTGCTTTGAAATATGTTAAAGAACAACATGAAGAGCTTACTAAAATGCAAACTTGGTTAGACAAGCTAGAAGCATTTGGTACAGATGCTACTGCTTTAAGGTTTTTAGATAACGAGATGGCTGAATTAGCTAAGTAATGAGTAAAGATGCTTGTTATAAAAAATTTGCTGCTAAAATGCCCAACTCTGCTAGGCGTAGTCAACTTATTGCTAAATGTAGAAAGTCTAAAGGAGATGTAAGAAAAACTAAAAAAGGGTCGGATTTAAAAAGATGGGGAGACGAAAAATGGAAAGATAAAATTTCTGGTGAAGATTGCGGTTCAGGTGGTAAAACTGAGTATTGTAGACCCAGTAAAAAAGTCAGCTCAAAAACTCCTAATATGCCTAAAGGTAAAAATTTAAAAAAGAAAATATCCGAAAAGAAAAATAAAGGTATGGGTAAAAAAGTTTCAAAAGCTAAATTAGGAATGTTGCTATATAAAAAGGGCGGGTCTGTAAAATCAGATATGAAATGCGGTCAAACTAAAAGATCTACCCGTAAGCATAAAAAAATTATGAAGCTTTACTGTATAGATGGTAAAAAGAAACTAGTCCATGCAGGAGATAAACGTTATGTAAATAATGTAGACTCCAAAAGAAAAGCTTTTAAAGCAAGACATAAATGTAGTACTGCGAAACCAGGTACAGCAAGACATTTAGCTTGTACTGAATTATGGAAAAAAGGCGGTATTTTAAATAGTTTAATATACAAAAAATAAAAATATGCAAGAACAAGCAGCTTCTCCATTTTATGATTTTATGTATCCTAAGTATTTACTTAGAGATTTGTATGATATAGAAATGCAACCAGATGATTATTTAGAGCGTGCTTACAACGTTTTTAGATCTATAGGTAATATAGCTACAGGTATTTATACTTTTAAATTTACTGTACCACAATCTGGTATTGTAGAGCTACCTTGCAACGTAGAATTTATTGAAGCGGTTTCTAGTAATGAGGGTAATAGTATTACTGGAGCAGAAGGAGACTTTACTTTACTGTATTCTGATTCTAATATTTCACCCAACGGTTATTTAGCGGATGTAGTAAATGACCCAACTTATACAAGAGTACCATTACCGCAAAATAGCGAGCTACATCCTCTAGGTTCTTATATGCCTTATAATTTAATTGGAGATAAAGGTGGAAATAAATCCTTGCAATTTACAGAAGAATTAATAGGTTTCAGTGGTACTTGTATTTATAGAGGTATTTGTGTAGACGATGATAATAACCCTTTATTATACAGAAAAGAAGCTGAAGCTATTGCGGCTCAATTAGCTTTTATAGATACTCAAAAGAAACTATTTATGAGAGACCCGGGGGCAGCTTCTATATTACCTTATATTAAGCAAGAAGCAGGGAGATTAATGGCTGCTGCTAAAATACCAGAATATATTACACAAAACCAATGGAATAGAGTATTTTCTGCTATGACAACTCATAATAGAAAAGTTTTTAATTCAAGTTATAAACCCCTACAATAATGCCTTTTTATGGTATAAATGAAAAAGGAAAAGGATATAAAAGATCAGAATATGATACAACTTTAATGTTGACATCTAAAGATATCTTTCCTTCTGACAGACAAACTTGTAAAGAGTATTTAGTTAAAAAGAAAACTGCTCCTAAAGGAAGAATAAGAAATTTTTATAGTTGTAAAGACAACCCTGCCTTAATTAGAAAAATATTTAATACTTTATTGCAAGCTATATTGTGGGAAGTAGCAACAGGTAAATGTTCATTTAAATTTCCAGGTAATAGTAAAGCTGTTATTTTTGTTGGAGAATTAAATGATGCTATTGTTAGGAGTAAAGTAAAGCATGGTAAATTAGGCTACGTGGATATGACACAAACCAATAACACTGTGCCTTATTTAACTTTTAGGTTTGCACCTAGACAAAAGAAAAAAGAATTAAAAATATATGTACCTAAAGACATATATAATAATATGGTAGCACACGCTAATAGCGGAGAAAAATTTTCAGTAAGACCAAGGAGTATAGATTATTTTTTACCGTACCTTTATGATACCTTTTCTTATATTCAAGAAGATAAAGTAAAAAAACTTGTTGTACATTGTTTTAATCTTTTACTAGAGGAGCTTAAAAGAGGCGAAGAAGTAAGATTTATAGATAAAACAGGTGAAGTAAGATTTTTTAGAGCATTAGGAAGATTTCATGATGCTATTATGAAAAAAGTAGTTAAAAAACGATTACAACGTATACATAAAGAGAAATATGAGCAATTCTACGTTTAATACATTTACAGAATTAAATACTGATGCGCACCCATTAAATGCTAAAGCAGATACTATGGTTGATGCTATTAATGCCGCATTAACAACAGATGGAGCTAACCAGTTAATTCTTCAAAATATGAAGGGTACAGATCTATTTTCTAGTTTGACTAAAGATTATAGACCTTTAGGAGTAGCAGTTCATGAAAATATTGCTTATATATTATCTGGTAAATTTCATAATGATGGTACTTTTATCTCAGGTGAAATAGGTACTTTTCCTAGCCCTGATTGGACGGCTATAAATAATTCTCAAGATCCTGAAGAATATTTTCCTTTAGTACAAGCCTATGCTCCTTTGCATAATTTTTATAGTGGTACTAATCCTTTAGCTTCAACTGATATTTCTCACCAAAGCCCTTTTAGAACAGCTAAATTAAATTTTCAAGCTGATAGGTTAATAGAAATAGAATTGCAACCTTCTTATGATGAATCTATTAATATAATTTTTACAGATGATTATAACCCTGTAAGACTAGTGAATAGTAGATTTAAATTACATGAAGACGGTAAAAGGGCTGCTATTGCAAATAGAAGACAAAAGAAAGACACCAATACTTATTCTAATTTAGAATTTGACGCTACTAAATTAATTAAAACTACTAGTCAAATATTAAAATTACAATTTGATGGCGTATTTCCAGGCGGAGCTCATAAAGGTGGTGGGCGTAGATTTTATTTTAGATATATAGATAGCGACGGTTCTTTAACTGATGTTGTAGAAGAATCTAGGTTAGTTATTTTTGCTTATGATAATATAGGCGCTAATAATGATGAAAACACAGGAAAAGCTGTAAAATTTACTTTATCTAATCTAGATACAAAATTTTCAGGTATTAAAGTTTATTATTCAGAAGGACAAGATTTAGTCAGCCCTTCTACTTTAGTATACGAGATTGTTGATATATATGATATACCTAACAATATAACCTCTCCTACTCAAAGTATAAGTATTACTATTTATGGTAACGAAGACAGTATATTATATGATAGAAACAATTTAAACTTAACTTATTCTTCTATTAATACAGTAAAAACAATGACTCAATATGATGATCGATTATTATTGGGGAATGTTACCACAAATTTAAATGACTACGAAGACTTAAGAACAGTAGCTTTACAATTAAAAGTAAAAGAAAAAAGCGAAGATTTATTAATAAAAGGTTTAGGCGAAGGTTATGCTAAACCTGATAATGTATATAATAAATTAGGTTATTGGGCGGGGGAAACATATGAATTAGGTATAGTATTTATGATGAAAGACGGTACTCTATCTCCTGCGTTGCCTATAAGGGGCGGTGATAATTATGATGGTAATTTTGTTTATACTTCAGGTGACAATTTTGGCGATAATGGGTTTAAAACAAATAGTTCTGAAAATAGATTAGGTATATATCGTACTTATAAAAACAGAACTATGTTTAAAAATTCTACTGGTAATTTTGATGCAGATACTACAGAAATAAAATATTTTGATATAGATTTAACTCCTTTAAAGAGTAGTACCGTGGTTCAAAATGAAACTACAGGTTTCTTTTTTACTAGGAAAGAACGTAAAAGAGATTGTATAGTACAAGGGTTTACTACAAACACTAATAGGTTACCTGTAAATCAAAAAATAAGAAACACTGGTAGATATGATTATAATACTTCTTACACAGAGTGGTACACAGGTGGACTAGATGACAGAGAGTTTATAGCTGATATTGATGGTCCTATAGGCGCTGGAGCTTACAATGATATAAAAGAAGTGCCTTTGAAAATATTACCTTGCCCAGGTAGAATTCAAGAAATAACTAAAGATAGTACTGATGATGTAAATAATCATGTGCCTATATCTAAACAAGGTCAAATTTATCCAGCACAAGATTGGAGTTACGCAAATACTGGGCAAAATGAATTTAATGGGGGGCTTCCAGAGATGTATTGGGCTTTTTATGCTGCTGACCAATTAGCTGACCCTGCTATAATGGCTACTACTTTCAACAGCAGCCAGAAAGGATTATTTTTTAATGGCGTAACAGACCCTATAAAAGCAAATAGTATAGTTGCGCCTAATGCTGTTTCTGGTGGAAATACCGCATTAAATAATGTACAATTAGTTCCTTATGGTGCTTCTTCTGCTGGTAATGTCGGTAATAATGGAATGGAAATAGAAGATTTGATAGGTAACTGGAATTATTTAGGCCAATCTTCAACTACTGCTGGTACTGGTGTTACCGTTCAAAAATGGAGAATAAATGCAGTTAATAAATTTGATCCAGGGGGCAACAATAATAATCAGAGAGAACGATTTTATCTTTATATAGAAGTAAATAGTGCTAATCAAATAGTATACAGCAAATATACAAGGATAACAGCTTATGACAACTGGGAAACACAGGACGGTAATTTTGCACCTAAATTAAAAGCTAACAGTACTTTTCCTTATATAACACCTAATACACCTTTAAATACAGATTTACAGATAGCAATAAATTTTGGTGTTTATCATGTTAGAAAAAAATCTAACCACAGTAACTTAAAACAAATTAATGGTTATACTTCTAATGTCTTTATTGTTCAAACACCTGTGCTTAATAAGTTAAAAATTTCTTCTTACTCTTTTGGGCCTAGTATAAGTGTTGATCCCGCTGAGGTAACCCCAATAAAAGTTTTAAACTTAGAAAATTTTAAAAGTAATTTTACTAACCCTTTAGATTTAATAAGTGATAACACTTATAATTTATCTTATATAGGCTATGATCAAGATGCTTTTGGAGCTAGGCAATTCTCTGCTAAAGAAGATAGAAATATTTATTATGCTGCTTCTGCTAGTCAAAATCCAGCAACTTTTGAGCCAAGTTGGCCTAGTAATGTTGTCTCTACGGGCACAAATATTGCTTCTGAATTATTCAGCTCTAATACTCAATATTCTGATTATATAGGTATAAAAGCCAAACAAGGGGATAATGCCTTAGTTGTACCTTTGGAAAATGACCCTTATAGAGTGAAAAATATAAATACTTTTTCAAACGTTGGTAAAGGCAATGGGCAAGGATTAACTGGTAATGATATCCAAGATTATGTATGGCAAGTTCAATTTAATGGCTTTAACTTAGGCGTATTAACTAATGTTTATGATTCCATGGATGGGGTTTTAACTCAAACTAATTGGAAAAATAAATATAATTCTTTGTCAAGCACGGAAGCCTACTACGCTATTACTGAAAGATATACTTTAGATGATTTAAATACATTAACTGAAGTCAGTTTATATTCCGGGGATTGTTATATAGCGCATATATATAAAAATATAATGCTTGGTTTAGGTATACAAGAAAACCCAATTGCTACAGATCCTACTGGATACACTGATGGAAATCGTTCTACAGGATTAATAGAAAAGGGTTTTGTAATGCCATTAGTAACTGAAAATAATTACAATGTAAATTTAAGAATAGAAGATAAAAGTGTTGCGACCGAACTTAGTATATATGGGCAAGGTAGAAGTTTTTACCCAGTTAGATCTATAAATAGTATTAGAGATTCTAGGCAAAGAGAATCTTCAGCTTATAACTTTGGTTATAATGATAATATACACGACAAATTCTCAGTGGCTTTAAACGATAGATCGCCTGTGTTTAATTTAGATTTTAGTAATAGAGTTTATGTTTCTGAAGCGAGTGTATCAGGTAGTTTTGAAAATGGTTATTTAGATTTTTCTGGATTAAATTTTAAAGACTACAATAGACAATTTGGTCAAATAACCAAGCTTATTACACATAATAACAATGTTTATTGTATATTTGAGCAAGGTGTTGGTGTGATACCTATCAACCAAAAAACAATGTTATCACAACAAGACGGCGGGGTATTTATAGACAACGCTGAAGTACTAGCTCCTAAAATGCAAGTTATATCTACAGAATATGGTAGTGACCAGCAATTTAGTATTATAAAAACAGATCAAGCTATATACGGTTGTGATTTAAGAAAAAACAGAATTTGGCGTGTTGTGGGAATTAATAGCCAGTACGGCTTAGAAATTATCAGTGATTTTGCTGTACAATCTGTATTAAAAGAATATAAAAAGAGGATAAACAATTCTCCAGCTCGTAATTATGTAAAAGCTAACTACGATAGAGAACGTAATGATGTTGTATTTTCTTATATGAACCTAGAAAACGGCAAATTTACTACTGATGTGTTAGGTTCTTGTAAGGAAACAGAAATAGTAAGAACTACAACCGTAAAAGATACAACTGTAAGAGATACAACCAAAGCAGAAACATATAATCCTGCTTTAGGCCCTGCTTTAGATTACATAAATAATAAGGTGCAAGTTAGTAATACTAGTCAATCTGCAGAAGTATTTGGCGCTAATCAATTTTTAAATAATGCTGCAGAAAGGGCTGAAGGGGAATTTGAAATTAATAGAGGAAGGGCTGAAGCAGAAATCAATAGAAAAGTTAGGGAAGGAGAAGAAAATTTATATATAGGTACTTATGAAAGTATTTGCGATAAAAATAAAATAGCTTCTATTTATTATAATGAAACTTTACAAAAATGGGTATCTAAATTATCTTGGAACCCTTTATGGATGTTTAATATAGAAAATAATCTATATTCTTTTAATGCTATTGCAGATAGAGAAAGTATATGGAAACATTTTTCTGATAAGGTTCCTTATTCTTATATATATGGAAATCAAGAACAATTTATTTTTGAATTTGTTTTAGTAGATAAATCTGCTGTTCAAAAAGTAATAAATAGCTTAATGGTTATTTCTAACCGAGCTTTCCCTGGTAGAGTTACTTATACTTTATTAGAAAATGATTTTGATTACGATAACTTTTTGAGTAATAACAATGATTATGAACAAAAATTAAAACAAAGACAAGAGCTAGAGCCTTCTGTTGGTTGGAATATAACAACATCTACTTTATCTAGTAATGCAGTTATAAATATTGCTGATATGAGTGAACAAGAAGTAGAAAGGTTAGAAGGCGGTTATGTTGTATTTGCAGGGGTAATTTACATAATAGGAAAAAAAGTTCAGGATTCAAATGGTGTATTTTACAATGAAATTTTAGATCAAAATGGTAATAATATATCAGGTACTTTACCGGCTGGTTTTACTTTTAACACTATTGACTTTGGTATTATAAAGCAAAATATGGAATATATAGAGGACCATCTTTATATAGAAGCTGGTAAAAACGATAAAGGCGTTGACATTAGAGATAAAGCAATAAAAATAAAATTTACTTACGAAGGGTACGATTATGTAACTATACAAGCTATATTATCGTCTTTTGTTTATTCATTTAATTAATAAAATAGAACAATGGAATCTAACATTTATGATTTAACAATTTCAGAACTAATACTAAAAGCCGGCGGTGGTAGCGGTGGTAGCGGTGGCGGTAGCAATGTAGTACCTAGAGTAGTATTGACTAACTCTTTAGGTGTTAACGAATTAGAAGAAAACTATAACGGGAGCATTGCTTATACTTCTACTGTAGTAAATATACCTTCTGGTTACTCAGTTCAAGCAAGCAGCCACGTAATCAGTTATCCTAATGGAGCGCCTGATACAATAGGAAGTACAGATACTTTAACAGGAGCATCGACTACAATTATTTTAGGCGCAGTAGGTTCTACTTTTGTAGTTACAACAACTGTTACTTTATCAAATGGAGTTGATCCAGATATTGTATTAAACGGTAGCCACACTATGACAGCTGTTTTACCTATGTATTATGGTGTAAAAGCTAATTCACTTACTCCAGATATTACAGGATTATCAAAACAAGCAAATACCAATTTAACTTTTTCTATGACAAATTCTATATTTGGTAGAATTTACATTGTTATGCCTGTAGGGACTTCTCCTATTGTTTCAGTTACAGAGAGTAATGGTATTATTTATCCTGTTTCTGATTTTAATATTATAGTCAGTGGTTCTTTTACTTATTATATTTTAAAATGGGATACTCAATTAACTGGTACTAACCTGAAATACTTCACAATAAATTTCTCTTAAATATAGAGTTATTTTTAATATAAAAATTCAAATAATAAATTATGCCTGCAGAAATATATAACGATTTTGACCTTAAAAAAGCTAGTCCTTTAGACAGTAGATTAGCTCCTTTAGCTCTTATCGCAGACTTACCTAATCCTATGACCCCTGATAATTTTCTATTTTTAGGGGCAACTATATATGTACAAGAGGATAATTCTAACTATAGAGTAGAAGAAGACCCTAATAATCCTGGGTTTTTAATCTGGGTAAAACAATCTTCTGCGGGATTAGTTACTGGTACTTTAAATATAACACCTTTAACTACAAATTTAGATTTAAATTTAGTTTCTCCTAGTATAGAGCTGTGTGATTCTGTTTTAGTAAATATTGTAGGTGGTACAACTGCTTCGGTACAAACTATTACTAATTTCCCAGACGATGTAAAACTAACTTTCTTTACAGGTGTAGGGCAAACATTGACTTTAAAGCATGAAGATTATACATCTGCTAATACAGGTAAAATTGTAATAGAAGATGGCTTCAATATGGATTTAAGAGGTCGTACTGTAGGAAATGAATCTGTTACTTTTGAAAAACAAGACACAGCTATAGTACAAGTTTCAGCTACTCAATTTATTAAGTCTACCGACTGGGTTAATACAGTATTAAGCTTAGTTGTAGAAGATAGTTTAACTAGTACTTCTATTAATACCGCTTTATCTGCTAATCAAGGTAAAATTTTAAATGAAACTAAACAAAATAATTTAACTGTTGCTCCTAGTGAAAGAATAGACCTTACTAATGATATAATTACTATAAAACCTTATCCTAAAAATGAAATTTCTATAACTTGGAGTACTTTAAGATTAAATTCAGCTGCATCAAATACAGCTACTTTTTTAGCTGATTTATGTACACCGCCACAACCTCCATCGCCGCCATTTCCAGAAATAACTACTATAGTTAATGAAGATAGGTATGTTAATATGACACCATCAAAAGGCTTGTCTATAGGCCAACCTTTAAATTTTGGTATATGGATGTTACCTGCAGGTTTAAACGGATCAGATCCTTCAAATTGGTTTATGATAGAGTCTCCTAAAGACATGGTAACTCAATATGCCTTAGAGCAAGTACCAGTAGGTGATTTCAACGATAGTGTTAATGCTTTAAGGTTTAGCAGAACAGCAACTGGTAATTTAGATTCTTATTTTGATTTTGATACTATAAACGGAATTACTTCGGCTTATAGTTTTAAACCTAAATGGGTAGACTCTGTAAATGGTACTTTGTTTGAAATAGAATATGATTGTAAATTTTATAGTACTAACGATGCTCAACCGGTTTTTTATATAAATTTAGTTAAATCTACTGATGTGATAACTAGCTCTACTGCTTATCCTGCAGGTTTTTCTGGTTTAAAAGCTATATACAGTCCTGCAGGTCAATTTTCTGAGGCTGGCACTCAACACTATACTATGACAGTTAAATATCTAATAAAAATGACTACTAGAGAAGCTATATCTTGTTATTTAGGTTCGGCTTATTCTACTCTTGAAAATATGTCAGGTTATGGTGGAACTTTAACTATAAAAAAACTTTCTTAAAATGATTAGCGCAAGACAATTAAAAAATATTTTAGATAATAGCTTTTCTAGTAATAGCGTGAGTGGCTTTGCTGCACCTACTGCTATATTGACAGCTACACCTGACTATTATTATGAATCAGATACTCCTATTTCTGTTACTATAGATGGTGTTATTACTCCTAATGATGGAGTAAGCATTACTTGGGATTTAAGAGATTCTTCTAATGTTTCTTTAATTTCAGGATTTGGTAATACTATTAGCCATGTTTTACTTGCAGAGCCTACTACAGTTGGTGTTTATACTTATACATTAATTATAGATTATCAAGATGCTAATGGTTCTAACTTTACTACTAATGCTACAGTAAATGTAACTGTATTGGCTAAAACTTTAGTTGGTCAATTAGCTCTACCTGGTGATGATATCACTATTCCTGGAGATTTAACACCAGCTATAGAAGGTACTTTGACGGATTTATCTCAGTTACAGTCTATTAATTTGTTTACTATTACAGCAGTTAATACAGGTAGAATTGTTATTGTAGTACCTGATTCTTTCGGTACTTTATTAGATATTTCAGATAATACTGATTCTAGTGTATTAAGCGAATTTAATACAATAGTAGATGCTTCTAATAGCAGAAAAATATATGTTTCAAAACTAGCATTAACACCAGCTGTTTACCGCTATAAATTAGTTTACTAATGGACGATAACAAAAAAATTATATCTACTGGTTGGAGGGTTGGTAGTCAAACTCCTATTGATGATAGACTAGTATTTAATACTTTAGCTGAATTAATTGATTTAGGGGCCTCAAATTTTGAGGCTTTTAGATATTATGAAGGTATGAAAGTTTATGTAGTAGAAGAAGAACAAGAATACATTTGGAAAGAATCTTCTACAGGCGTTTTACCTGCTAGTATTACGTACCCAGTTAATATACAAGCTAACGGTATAGACTATTCAAATAGATCTTTTAATTTTGTAGAAGCAAATTATAGTCCTTCTTTAGCTTATGTAGATGTAGAGACTGTGGGGGAATTAATCGGCCCTTTTAATATTTCTAATAACTCTCTTAATGCATTAGGAACAGATATTTTCCCTACTTTACAAGGTGTAACGCCTTTTTTAGGTATGAAAGTATTGGTAAAAGATCAAACCTCTCAATTTTATAATGGGGATTATGAATTAACTAGAATTGGTGATGGAGCTACTGAAGGTTGGATATTAACAAGAATCTCGAATAAAACAAGTGAGTTTTATTTCAGATTATGGAAAGTAGAAAGTACAGGTAGAATTTATGAACAAATAACAGAGTTACCTGTAGTTAATACTGATAATATAGTATTTAAAGATCTTAAATATTTAAACTTAGGAAATATATTATACGTTTCTGAAAATGGGGACAATTCTTTAGCACAAAAAGGAAATATTAATTACCCTTATGCTACTTTATACGCAGCTAAAACTGCAGCTACTTCAGGAGATTTAATTTATGTTTTCTCTCAGACTATTGTTTACGATAATAGAAACTCTACTTCTAATCAATGGAATGGAAGACAAGCAGAGATAGATTTATGGAAAGATGGAGTTACTTATTACTTTGAACCTAATTGTAAAATAGAAATTCATAACGAAAATTCTGCTGGGGAAAATTTATCTTTATTTGATTGTAGAGTTGTTTCAGGGGAAACTTGTACTGTAGAAGGTTATTTAGAATTTTATAACTATGGTAACGGTCCTGATAGTAGCAACGGTAAAGGTTATTTTTTACTTAGCGACGCAGCTACTGACGGTGGTTATACTTTTAATGTAGAATTAAAAACTTTATATAGTGACCATAATGATATTATTACTATAGTAAAAAGTAATACTGCTGCTACTTCTATCAATTTAAATATAAATTGTCAAGAAGAATATTTTAGTTATTCTGGCGGTAACGGTGGAGCTGGTTCTATGTATTTTATTATGGGTGCTGGTACTGACGCTGAAGTATTTATAAATATAAATACGGAAAGAAGATATTATAATTATGTTAGTATAGTAGGATTTGGTTACCCTTTTTATATAAGATCAACTTTTTCTGATTCTTCTATTATTAATTTTACAGGTAAATATTGTTCTAACTTAACTAAAAACTTAATAAGGCTTAGAGAGGTTAAACATAAAAACATAAATATAAAAATAGATAAAATACTTTTTGATAGAAATACAGCTACTTATGGTAATGGCGTAATAACTGAAGTATTCGATCCATCTTCTTTATCAGATTTTGTTTTAAATATCTACGGAGATTTAGAAGAAGCTTATGAAAATAGTTTTGGTGGTTCTCTTTTTGAAATGATAGGCCCTAATAGTGTAATAAATTACAAAGGAAATATAATTTTAAAAACTAACACAGGAAGTGGCAAAACTATTGTACATTGCGCAAATGGTGCTTTTGGATCTGGTTACTGTTCTAATAATAGTATAAATATAGAAGGTAATATTAAAGTAGAAGGTACTACTGATACTACAAATACTTTATTTATAAATTTCGGTGCAAATAATAAAGTTATTTTTAAAGGTAATATAGAAGGTAAGTTTGCTTCTTTAACCGACACTAAAAACGGATCTATTACTTTGTTCACTAATTCTAATATAGAATCTACAGTGACAGGAGCAGAATTGTATAACAACACTTCTACAACTTTATCTAGCTTAAGCTTTATAAATACTGTTTTAAAATTAAATAGTGATGTAAATGTTGGAGCTGATGGTAAATATTTAAATGTTGCAATATTAAACAGTAATATAGTAAATTTAGGTACAAATAATACTTTAACAAACTCAACTAACAACGGAGATTTACAGATTTTAAACTCTAGTATTTATTCAAATACAGGGGACGGCATAGAATATGCAGGTACTAATTCAGTTATATCATCTAATACTTTAGTAAATACAAATTATACGATAACAAATTTATTAGGAGAAATAACAATATTAACAGATTTAATTTACTAATATGTTAGAAAAAGAATTCATAATATTATTAAAATTCAATTCTTTAGAGGAAGGATTAGATTATTTAGCAAATAAAGAACTACAAATAGCTTTTATTGTTGGTGAAACTATATATAACTATTTAGGGGAAGAGATAGTTTTAGAAGGTGAGAAAGAAATAATTTTTCCTTCAGAGATTACTTTAGATATTAAGCCTAAATTTTTACCAGGTGATTTATATATAGAAGATAATATACTAAAATATTTTAAAGAATTATAATTATGTCTTTAGTTAAATATATAAAAGGGTTATTAAAAGTAAACACTGCTTTAATAGAGCAAGATTACTCTGCAGATCCTATAGTAAAACTATTAGGAGTAGATGCTAATGGTGGTGTTAACAGTGGTTTAGTTTCTACTTTAATACCTACAGGTGTTTTTGGTATATCTGACGGAAATGGTAAATACACTTATTATGCAACATTAACTCTTGCAATGGCTGCGGCAGTTAGCGGCGATACTATTGAAATGTTTGCTGATGTTGAGGAAACTGGTAGTGTTACAATAACATTAAAAAATGAAGTTACAATAAATGGTAATGGTCATACATACACTTTAAGTGTTGATGATGCAACTAATGCTTTTACTGTACCTAATTCAACAAGATGTAAAGTTAAAAATCTTAATGTTCTAAGAACAGGGAGAGCAATAGGCGAAACAGGTTATTGTTTTTATTCAAATTTTGATATATCTGTTGTTGAATTTAGTAGTGTGTATTGTGATAATGACTATGGTACAGGTGTTGTTGTTAGATGTACAATTAAAGGATTAAATGTTAGAGCATATGGTAATGCATTAACAGGAACAGTTAGTTCTACAATGTATAATTGTTTTGCTGAAAGTTATGGTACAGGTTCAGGTATAACTAACCCTACTGGTAATTGTTATGATTGTACTGGTATATCTATATCTGTGACAGCTATAACTTGTAATGGTGTTGTATCTAATTGTATAGGGCGTTCAACAAGTGGAAGTGGTATTGTTAGTAATTTTGGGTATAATTCTGTCGGTATATCTACAAGTGGTGCTGGTCTAGGTGGTGGAGCTTTTAAAAATTCTATAGGCATTTCAACAAGTAATTATGGTGCTTCGTCTAGTCAATTAGATAATTGCCATGTAAAGTCTTCATCAGGTGTTGGTTATTATACATTTTTTGCAGGTTCTTGTATATTAAGAAATTCAGTTATAGAATCAACTTCAAATGTTGCATTAACTGGCAGATTAGGAACTATACAAAATTGTACAATTAAATCTGGTTGGGCAAATGCTGGTGGTCATGCAATTGGTGGTACAGTTGGTGCAACATTTTGCTATATTCAGAATAATGTACTACAAGTTTCTGATGCTAGTGCATACTGTTTAACAGCATCAGGTGGAACAACTTCTGCAATCGCTAATAACACATTTATTGGTTCAACTACACCTGTTAATACAGCAAATGTAACACAGACAATTACAAACACAAGTGATTCACAAGGTAATATTTTAATATAATGACAGAAAAATTTGACATAATAGAAAATGTTGTATATAGATACGATGCTGATATGCAACAACAAGCAGGCACAACTTTTAATGACACTACATTTGAATCTACTTTTATGGACACGCAAGATTTATTAACAATTAATGTTAATCAACCGATTAAAAGAATAATAAAATTCTATAATATAAAAATGGGTATTCCTGAAAGTGTTGTAGAATTAGATTACGATTCTATGACTGCGGAACAAAAAACAGTTTTAGATAATTTTATAACATCTAATAATATTTAAAAATGGCAGTAACTGCAATAACAACAAAAATGGTAGCGGGTGTTAAATACACTCATACTACAGCTGATTCAGCAGACTGGGCTAGTGTTCCTAATGACACTTATTTTTATGATATAGCAACAGAAATAGTAAATTATAAAGATACTAATGGAGTTGTAATAGGAGCTTATGCACCTGAAACATCTACTTCACAAGCTCAAATTTTATATGTAGATTCAGTAAGTGGAGTTGATGAGGCTACTAGCGGTGATCTGTCAAAACCTTTCTTAACACCTGAATACGCTTTAACACAAATTAACAATACAGCAACTATTACTGGTAATACTAACACTAATACTACTATTAGTGGTATTTCAGATGCTGATAATGCTACATTAGAAGTAGGTATGTATATTGTTGGTAGTGGTGTTGCTTATGGTACAACAATTGTTTCTAAGGGAAATGAGGGGGGCGATTTAAACACTATAACAATTTCTAAAGCAACTACATCAACTGTTGTAGGAACAACATTAACTTGGTACAAGGCTTATACGTTAGTTTTAAACGGTAGTTTTGTTGCTACTGGAAATTGGTATAAAGAAGCAATTAGTTATGATTTTGGTAGTTCTACTATAGCATTTTCAGGTAGATTGTTTGAAAGATTATCCGTATCAAATGTTAATTTTAAAGTTAATGGTGGATATTTAAAAGGGACAAGTAGTTCTTCTGTGTTGTATTACAGTAATTCAGTATCAGGAACAGCAGACATATCAATTACATTACATGATTATTACTCTATTGGTACAGGTAACCAATTATACTTTTTCGGTGTACAAAGTTTTAATACAATTAACATAGACTGTCCTAATTTTATAGCAAATCTAGGTTCTATCGCATGGTTTGACACTAATGGAAATATATACTGGAAGGGTAATAAATATGGCTTACTTGGTGGAATATCTATTAATAGGGGATATTTATATTCTTGGGGTATAACACAAACTCCTTCATCAGTTAATGCTTTTGATTTTAAATCTACATCAACAGGTGCAACAGTTAATGATAAAGTAATAGGAAGTATTAATATATTCAACTATACTGCAGGATTGAATTTTACAGGTGATATGTCCGGAACTACGCTAGAAGCACAGTCTGGCAATGGCTACTCTGATTCAGTATTTAGCGGTAATATAAGATATACAAATATCAATGTTAGTGGTGGCTCAGGTTCAGGTTCAACTGGGTTTGCTGTATTTAGCGGTACAACAATAGGTACAATAACCAATAATAGTTTAGTAAATGTTCTTGCATTTCAAGGTACTTATATTGGTGCAAGTTCATCAATCGGTATAATAACACCTGGGAGAAGTAACACTATAGCAAATGGTATATCAGGTATATCATTAAGTGGTACATGTAAGTTATATATTGAAAATTCTGGAAATTATGACTCTTTTAGCGGGGAGAATTGTACAGGAGTTACTATAGGTGCAGGTTGTGAAATGACTGTTACAGGTAGATTTTTCTGTAAGTTTATAGGTAATTTAGCAGGTACATTAAATATCCCAAGTAATTGTTATTTAGGTTGGTCATATAGTCAATGGTACACTTCTGTTTTAACAGGAACTGTAAATCTTAATGGTGGTACAATAGAACTTTTTAGAAAAATTGGAACTGAAAATAGTACAACTACACCTGCAATAAAAGTAAGTGCTGGTGGTAAACTGTTTGTAGACGGTGGTAAGATTATATGCTCACAAGCAGGTTCAAAATCAGGTTTAATATGGAAGCAATCAGATACTTCAACAGTCATATTAAAAGGACAACCATATTTAAAAGTGGCAAATGGGTTAGCACCATTACAAATAACATCTAATACTGGGACAGCACAAGATGTTATGAATTTTGGAGTAGTTACAAACGGTGCAGCAGGGTTTAGATTAGCAGATACTTTTTCAGATACAACCTACGGAACAGCATACGCACCAAACATTTTAGTTGGAGGTACAACTTATGAAGATACAAGTTACGATTTTTAATAAATAAAAGTTAATATATTTAACACATGGAAACAGTAAAACAAATAGTATATAGAGATAGTGATGGAGTGTTAATGATTATTGCTGATAATGAAGAATTAACCCCTACTCCACGATTCTACTCTGAATTAACAACAGAACAAAAAACAGTATTAGATAATCTTAAGACTTTTGCATTAACTAAAGTTGCGGATATTAAATATATTGTTCATACAGCAGAAAGTAATACATGGGATTTAGAACCGAATGAAGGTGATGTAGTAAGATTAGAAGTGAGTGATTTAGGTGATGATAAACCAATTGTAGATGCTGTTAGTTTATTGTGTACACAATTATTAAATAGTTAATTATGGCAATAGTATATTCAAAATTAGAACAAGGAATTACAGTTTACATGTGCGATTCTGTACCTGTACATAGTGCAACAATTGGTGATCAAGCAATTGATAACAGCACAGGTATAAATTATTATTATGATGGGTCTAATTGGGTAGCATTAGGAATACAACTTAATGGTTTAGGGTCGAATGGTATTTTGCATACTGGTTCTACATGGACAGATAATTTAGATGGTACTCTTACTATACCTACGGTAGATGTTACTCTTTATAACGATCAAAATTGGACAGGAGTTGCTAATAATTATACAGTTGCAGGTGGTACAACAGGCACTGAATTAACTGCTCTTACTGATGAATCAACAAATTATATATATTTAGATTATAATTTAGGGTCTCCACAATGGGTTATTACAACATCAGAGCCTGATTATAATAGATCAGATAGAGCAAAATATATAACATTATATAGAGCAGGTAATTTTTTACATATTTTAGACTGGGGATTTGAAGGTTCTGGTTTAAGTAATAAATTATTACATAGAATATATGAAACTAATAAATTTGAAAGGGCTAGTGGCTTAGGAATAACTACAGGTGGTAATGACCCACTTCAAGTAAATATTGCTGCTGGAGATATTTGGAATGGCGCTAATAGAGAAATTACACCAGCAATTAATAGCTGGGATGATGTTCTTTTTTCTAATTATCATACAGCAGGAGTATGGGATAGAACTGTAACTGGGGCAGGATCAGGAATTGCTAATAACACTAATTACGATAATGGAACTAATCTAGTTGCATTAGGTTCTGGTAAATATGTAACAAATTGGTATTATAAAGGTATAGAATCTGGTAGTCATTTATATGAAGTTATAGGTAGACAAGAACATAACTCTTTAGCTGCGGCCGAATTAGAAGCTTCTCCTTCTATACCTGAATTAGTAGAATCACATACTATACTTGTTGGTAGAGTAATTTGTCAACAAGGAAATAGTTCTCCTGTATCAGTAGATTCTGCATTTGATTTAGTATTTAAATCGACAAATGTAACTGCTCATAATGATCTTTCAGGGATACAAGGTGGGACTGGTGGAGAATATTTTCATTTAACAAATGCACAACATACATATTTAACAACAAATACTTTTACAGAAGGTTCAGGCACTAATAATTATGTCGCTAGATGGACTCCTGATGGAAGTACATTAGGTGATTCATTAATTAGAGATAATGGTACAACATTAGGTATCAATGTAAGTCCTGATGCAAATAACACTTTAAGAATATCAAGTCCTTTACAGTTCACACAGTATAATATAAATTCTTATTCAGGGGGATCAAATGCTTCTGCTCTTCAATTATCTACTCAAGGAATTAATTCAGGTACAAATAACGGTATAGTTGCCGTAGCTACAGGGTCTACTCTTGAAAACGTTGGTGGTGTATTTATAGCTAATGGTACTAATCCTTATTCAGTTAGATTAAGTGATGGTACGCAAGGAATAGGTAAGTTTTTAAAATCTGTTACGTCAGATGGTAAAGCTAATTGGGCAGATATTACAGAGGCTGATGTTACAGATTTAGGAACTTACGCTAAGGTAGGTACTTACTCAGACACTCGCGTTCCACGTTGGAACAGTACTACAAATACTTTAGAGAGTGGCTCTATTAGAGATAATGGATTAGGTAATATTGGTTTAGATGGAACAGCCCCTTCGCCAGGTACGGTGCTTTTTGCTTCTACATCTAAGCAAGTAGGTTTACATATAAGTAGTTCTTCAACTACTTCTATTGTAACAGGTGCTGCTTTCCAATTGTATGGTCTTTCAACTGCTTCTACAACAACAATTAATGGTGTTGTTACAAATATTGGAAACGGTTATGGTGTAGCTGATTCTAATATTGGATACTTATCTTCACTTACAGGTACTTTTACAGGTGTAACTAATAAGCAATATGGTGTTTACTCAATAGTTTCTATTGATAGTTCATCTGATAATGTTGGCGGATATTTTGAAGCTTCAAACGGTGGTTCAGGAAACGCTTACTCTCTTAAATTAGTTGATGGTTTACAGGCAGCAGGAAAAGTCCTTACTTCTGATTCAAACGGTAACGCTTCTTGGCAAACACCTGCAGTTAGTGGTATGTCTAACTTAATAGATGATACAACCCCACAATTAGGTGGTACATTAGATGCTAACTTGTTTAATATTGACATGGGTGTTAATACTATTACAGATCCTAAAGTAGGTCAATGGGATATAGCATACGGTTGGGGAGACCACTCTACAGCAGGTTATGCACTCGTTGGTAGTTATACTGCAAATGTAATTCCTAAATGGGATTCAACTACTAATACTTTAGTAAATGGAATAATGCAGGATGATGGAGATAGAGTTCTTATATCTAAGAATATAGGTGTTCATACAGGTGGTTCTAAACAAACTTTTCAAGTTTCAGGTTTTGTTTCTGATAATGATTTGGCAACAAGATTATATTCACCTATAAAGTCTCAATTAAGTTTAACTGCACAACCTACAGTTAAAGGTGCATTTTCATCAATACACGCTGTTACAGGTAGTTTTTTAAACGTTACTTCAGATTCATTAAATGGGTATTCATTAGACTTTGCTACTCAATACGATCATGGTCTTGCAAATGGTTTCCATATTAGAATGTTAAGAGTCTCTTCAGGAGATACTGTAGGTACAGTTTCAGGTATTAGAATAGAGCCTTTTAGTATTCAAGGTACAGCAACTAATGTTTATGGTGTATACCAAGTAGGTTCTGAGCTTAATAGGTTTGGTGGTAATGTTAGAAGTGATGGTCAATTCTATTCTCCTCAACACTCTACAGGAGTAACAACTAACCTTGCTACTTTTAATTGTGATAACGGTAACAGTATGGTGTTAGATTTGACTAATGCTACAGCAAATATAATTTTAACATTCACTAATATGCAATCAGGTGGAACTTACTTCTTAAAGGTTATTCAAAAATCAGCAAACTTTGTAGATATTGGAACTTATATAGTATCAGGAGGTTCTGTTAAATGGCCAGGAGGTACAGCACCTACTATTACTACAAGTCCATTTGCTATTGATACTATTGTATTTTATTATGATGGTATTAATTTATTTGGAAATTACGCACAAGATTATCAATAAAATATGATACACTTAGGACAATTTTTTAATCAGGGTTCAAGATCACCTCGTTGTGCTCCTGTTACAGGTACAACCACTACATATATTAATGGTGCAGGAACTGTATTACATTATGTTCCATACTCAGGATATTACAATTACTCATTAGGAATTTGGTTAATGACAGCTGCTGAATTAGGTGCAGCTAAACAGTTTACAGGATTGTTACTTGAAAAAGCTTATACAGAACCTTCAGGTATAACACAATTAAATCAGACTATTAAGATGTATCATACTACTGCTACAGAGTTACCAGCTTCAACTATTAACACAAGTGGTACATTTGGAAGTGGTTTAACTCTTAATGGTGTAAATGCTTTTTTACCAGTTTCAGATGAAACGACTGTATTTGATTCAAGTTGGTTTCAGACATCGGCAGCAGGTTGGAAAGACTTAACTTTTTCTACTAACTTTTGTTATAATGGTACAGACAACGTAGTATTTATGTGGATTAATAATGACGGTGCTTATGATTCAACAAATTATCCGTTTTGGGATACGGACAGCACAAGTGCAAGTACGAACAAAGGTGCGTATCAATATTCAGATACAGTTAAACCAACAAGTGTAAATAGAAGTAGTGTAAGACCTCATTTACAATTAAAATATTAAGATATGGCAGATTTTATAGCATTAGAAAATGAATTAAATACAAAAGGCACAAAGGTTGTTTATGAAGTAAAACATAATGATCAAGTTTTAAGTTTTGTTTATGATAATGTTTTAGAAACAAAACAGGCTATGGATAATTTAATTCAATCTTATTTAACTAACTTTACAATAATATCTACCCTAGAGGGTTCGATATATAAGGGAGATGCAATTATTGAAAACGCAATAATTTAATATAATGAAAGAAATTTTAGAAAATATAGGTATAAACATAGGTATATCTGTTGCAGGTTTATTTGGTTCTTTACTTCTTATAGGTAAGACAGCTACTATTAATTTAAAGACTACTTTCTTTTCTATAGTTTCAGGAGTCGCATCTGCTAATTACATTACTCCATTAGTAATGGATTTATCTCGTGTAGATGTAAAGTATCAGATGTCTGTTGCTTTTATATTAGGCTTTTTAGGATTGAAAGGAGTAGAATTTTTTAGTAATAAATTTTTAAATAAAAAGAAAGATGACACTAACGTTAATTAATGCTTTTTGCAATGTTGTTATTTGTTTAAGCGTGAGTGCCTTTATGGTATTTGTATTTGGTAGATTAGATGTAACTGCTAAGTTTGGTATAGTACAAAAATGGATTGTTAAATCAGGTCTTGCTTTAGTATCAGCAGGTGCTTTATTTAACTTTATTACTTTAAGTAGGCCACCATTTACTGAAATATTAATGAATATTGGGTTGGCTATTTTGTTTTTATGGGCAGCTGTATTTCATTATACTTATTTTGTAAAAAAGAAAAATAATAAGTAAATTACCTATATAACAAAATAGTTTTTTATTATATATTAAATGACAAGATGTTAAAAAAAAATAAAAAGAAAGTAAATAATTTAAATTATATAATATGATTAAGTTAAAGAAAAAAGAAGTGTTAACTATTAATGAATCACTTACTTATTTAAGTCAACAAAAGACTTCTGCTTGGTATCCAATCTCTAAAAACTTAAAATTAGTTAAACCTTTTATTTTGGATATTAATGAAACAAAAGAAGAACTAATTAAAAATTTAGCAAAAATTGATGAAGAGGGAAAAGTTTCTACAAAAAATCAAAATGGTATTACAGTAATTGATTGGAAAGACGAGAAAGAAGCTACTACTTTATGGGATGATATTTTAAACGAAGAAGTTAGTATTGACTTCTATAAGTTTGGTATTGATAAGCTTAATGATTTAAAATTAGAAGCTGTAGTAATTGAACCTTTATTAGATGTTTGCTTAATTGAAGAATAACTACGACACGAAATTATTAAGTTAAAAAGCCCAATAAAATTTTTATATTATAGTATATTTGTTTTTTAAAATTTTAGATATGGAAATAAATTCAATTACAATAGGGTTAGGAGCTTTAATATCACTTATATCAGGTGTTATTGGTGCTGCTGGCTTCTGGTTTAAAGTTAAAAATAAAGTTGATATTCTTGAAGTTAAACAAGAAGCTATTAACAAAGAACATGGTGACCTTAAACAAAGTGAGCAGAAATCTAATGATATAATTCATACTAGAATTGAAAATTTAAAACAACAGGTAGAACATAACCGCAGCAAACATGACGCTTCTATTGTTGAATTAAAACAAGAAATGTCTCAGATGGAACTTAGAATCATTCAAGCTATCCATGAATTAAAAACAAAATAAATCTCCTAAATTAATTAGGTTTAGTATTTAATAATATGAAAATAAAAGATATAATTATAATTTTATTAGGTTTAATTTTATTATTTTTGCTGTGCTGTAAAAAAGAAAAAGTAGTTGTAAAAGTAGAAGAAAAAATTATAGAAAAAGAGCAAAAAATAAATTTTAATACTGAAGAAAGTAAAAAATTAAAATCAAAGATTGAAGATTTAAAGAATAATATAAAATCCTCTAAAAAAGAAACTGATCATTACAAAAGTAAATTAGATTCTTTACAAAAAGAATTAGAAGTTATAAAAGTTAATAATGATACTACTTTATTGGTAAACAAACAAGAAGAAGTTATTAATGAACAAACACTTATAATAAATAACCAAGACAGTATAATAAAAGATCAAAACACTACTATAGTGTACTATGAGGATTTAGTTAATAAACTAGACACTATTATTGTAGATCAAAGGGAAATAATAGATTTACAAAAACAAGAAAATAAAGAATTAGTTAACTCTAACAAGAAAGATAAAAAAATTAAAAAGACTTTATCGGTTATAGTATTAATATTAACAGGGGCACTAATTATAAAATAATATGGACAAAATAACATTAGACAGAATAAATACCTTTCACCCAGATTTTAGAGAAAAATTATTAGCAGAGTACACAGAGTGTAATAACAAGTTATTAGGTAAGGGTGTTAGATTAAGGTTTGCTTATGTATATCGTTCTATTGAAGAACAGGATAAGCTTTATGCTAAAAGACCTAAAGTGACTAATGCTAAAGGTGGTCAGTCAATTCACAACTATGGCTTAGCTTTTGATATTGTGTTGTTGTATGATAATGATGGCAATGGGACTTTTGAAGAGGCATCTTGGTCTCTTAGAAAAGACGGTGATAAAGATGGCAAAGCTGATTGGATGGAAGTAGTTGATTATTTCAAGTCGAAAGGCTGGGAATGGGGCGGAGATTGGAAATCATTTAAAGATTATCCGCATTTTCAATTAAAAAAAGAAGATGGTTCTAGCTACAATTGGCGGGAATTAAAATCTAAATTAGATAATAAAAATTTTATTATAAACGAAGGGATTAAATACCCTGTACTTTAGAAATAAAAATACTATATATATACTATAGAATATAACTGTTATGAATAACAACAGATTTAACGCTGGATCAATGTACCCTACAATCAGCCCTTATGGCGGTTCGGGGTCATCTCCGCTTTTATATAAGCCGAGTGAAAAGAAAAAGAATAATAATTTTTCTTATTCTAGTAGTATACCTAGCACAACGCCAATCACTAATGATCCATCAGGATTTGTAGAACAAGCACAAATTGCTAAACCTGAATATAAAGTAGATCCTTATAAAGTACAGAGAGATAAACAACAAGCTATAAGCCAAGCAACTACTACTGCAATAGCTGGAGCAAAAGCTTTAGCCGCAGCCAGAGAAACTGCAAAAGCTGGTACTAAAATAGCTACTGGTTTAAAAATAGGTAAAGACGGAGCTGTAAAAGCTGCTACTGGTATTGGTAAAGTTGGTACTGTGGGTACTGCCGCTGCAAGCTTAGGTATAGGATTGGCTGGGGCTGGTATGGGATTTGCTGGTCAAAAATTAGAAGATAAAGCTTTAGAAAGAGATAATTTAAAAGGTTATGTAGGTTCTCAAGCTTTGGAATGGGCTGGTAAAGGAATGTCTGCGGGTTCTACTATTGGTGGTATGATACTACCTGGTGTAGGTAGTCTTGTTGGTGGTGCTATAGGAGCTGTTGGTGGTGCTATAGGCGGTGTTATTGGTGGATCTATTAAAAAGAAAAAAGTGTTAGAAGAAAGAAACCAGCAGAAAGATGCTATAAATAGAGCCAATGAGCTTATAAAGAAACAAAACACTAAATATGGTATTCAAGCAAGGGATAGATATAAAATGCAACAAATACAAGGGTTAGAACAACAACCTATGTTTAAAAAAGGTGGTAAATTAGCAATGCCAACTTTACCTAAAATACCTACATTTAAAAACCCTTACCAAAAAATGCAGAGCTCTTTGCTTGTAAATAATGTAACAGGGGAAAATGTTCCTAAAAAAGAATATTTGGATTTATCTTCTTTAACTGAAGACCAACAAAAACAAGCTATTAGTACTGTTGTTAGTTTATATAAAGATGGTAATGAACCAGAAAAAATCTCTGCTAAATTAAATATAGACCCAAAAATAGTTATTAACATTTTACAAATAGCTTCTCAAAAAGAGCAAAAAAGAAATATAATGCCTACCAGTTATAAAAAAGGTGGTAAAATAGAAGCAAAACCTAATTGCTCTTGCGGTGGTAAAATAAAATTTAAAAAAGGCGGTAAAGCTGTTAAATCATCTTGTGGTTGCAAACCTATATTTAAAAGAGGTGGGGAACTGGATTTAAAAAAAGAAAATGTAATTTTAGCAGGTCCTTCCCACGAAGAAGAAAATAATACAGGTGTAAAAGGAGATAAAGGACTACCAGTTGTAAAAATGAAAAAAGGCGGGGCTGAAAAATTAGCTGAAGTTGAAAGCCTAGAGCTTATGGTAAACGCTGCTTCCAGCCAAGTAATACAAGAGCTTAGAAAAAAAGCTAAAGCTGGGGATAAAAAAGCCATAGAAGAGCTGGGTAAGTTTTTACATGAAGAATTGGAAAAAAATACATACGATTATTCTAAATCTTTATTATAATGACATTATACCCTTTAAAAATAAAAAACATTCGTTTTGATGTAGCTATTGCAGATACTCCAGAGGCTCAGGCTAAAGGTTTATCTGGTTTAGATTATTTAGGGGAACGTAAGGGTATGTTATTTATTTTCCCTCAACCTATGAGAGTTCATATGGTAATGAAAGATATGAATTTTGGTTTAGATTTTTTATTTTTAGATGAAAATTGGACAATATTACAAACAGCTTCTTTAAATAAAAATGATAAAACCGGTGTTCCTGCTATGTACAATAGCGCAATGGTTTTAGAATTAAATCAAGGAGTTGTAGAGGAGTTAAATCTTAGAGTAGGGCAAAAAATAGAACCATTTGAGCATTTAGATGTGCAAGCTAAAGGTGTAAGAAAATTTAAAGAAGGTGGTTCTTTTGAATTAGTCGGAGAAAAAATCTACAAAGTAAAAATAGATGATGTAAAACCTGAAGAAGATAGACTACAGGTTCTAGATGAAAATGGTTATGTAGTTGCTAATATAGATTCTGGCGTTACTATTTTCAGTAGAGAACATACTAAAGAACTTATAGATAAATTTAAAAAGGGGGACACTAATGGATTAGCTGAATCTATTTTAAAAATACTAGATATACACGATAATCAAGAACAAGATTACGTAACTAATTAATAAGAAAATAAGAAAATAAAATTAGAAACTTATTTTAACAAAAATGGAAAACATTTATCAACACACAATTACAGGTCTGGTTTTAATTGTTTCTTTTTTCTTAGGTAAATTATATGATAGATTCTCTAAGTTAGAGGAAAAAAATAATAGCTTAGAAAAGATACAAACAAAACACGAAGAAAAAATAGAAACTATTACAGATCGTATACCCCAAGAGATTAATAATTTAAAGACAATTATGGATCTTCACTATACGGAGTTAAGAAGAGCTGTGCAGCATACTGAAAAAACTATAGCAAATCAAGCCGAAACATTTGTTAAAATATTAGAAGAGCTTCAAAAGAAATAAAAGAAATTAAAATGAAACTAATAGAAAAAATAAAAGCCCCTACCCCAAAAATACATAAAATATTAGGTAGATTAGCTACTACATTGGCTGCTGTTTGTTCAGCATTATTGTTAGGTGATTATTTAGAAGATTACCCTAAATTAGAAATAGCTTGTGTTATTACATCAGTTGCTTTTAGCGGTCAAGCTTTATTCCACGCTCAAAAAACTAATAATATAAATAAAAATAAATAATTATGTACAGAGAACTTATAGATATATTAACAGCTACTTATAACCAAGATTCGGTTAAGCCTTTAGCTACTTATGAATCCGGTAATAACACTTATACAGTTTATGCTAAAAAAGAAATTAATGGTTCTTTCGGGTATCCTTGTTTAAGAACAAAATTAATTACTACAGGTCAAACTAGATTTGATGAGGGATTTTTAATTACAGCTGAAGACCCTAAATCAGGAAGCGCTCAATTATTAACAGATTTAGCTGCTGTATCATGGGGTTAAAAAATTATCAAAATTTTAATATTACCTTTTAAATTAAATAAATATTAATATAATAAATTATAAATTTTCAAATTTAACAAAAATGTCAAAAGATTATTTAAAAGTTTACGGAACACAAAATAAAGTTGGTAAATTTCAAATGGGTGGAGAAATGGCTCCAGAAGCTGCTGCTCCAGAAATGGCTGAAGCTCCAACACAACAAGGACCAGATATTGAAGGAATGTTGATGCAGTATGCTGAGACAAGAGATCCTCAAATTGCTGTAGCTATTTGTGATATGTTGTTAGAAATGATGGGAGGAGCACAAGAAGCTCAACCAGCTATGAGAAACGGTGGTCGTATGAACTACGAAACTCCAGTATTCCGTAAAGGGGGTAAATTACTATAATATTATAGTAAATATAAAAATTAAAGAAGATTACTTCTAACGGGTTAAGTATGTATAAAAGTAATAAAAAATTAGTATTAAAAGCTGACGGAGGGTTGAGTAGTTTAATTCCTAAACCTAAATTAAACTACATACCTTCTAGTTATTTTTTCTCTCAGCCTAGCTCTGGAAGTAATTGGCAACAATATTATACTAATTCATTGACATTACCAGAATCTAATAGTGGGAGAGTTAATCTTCAGCCCGGAGAAAAATTATTTCCTTATTCTGGAGATATGTCTGAATATAAATTTGCTGGTGATGGTCCTTACAAAAGTGATTTAACTTTAGGTAATCCATTTTTAGCAGATAGAAGTTATTTAGATTTACCTCGTAGAGGCCTTTCTAGAAAACCCGCTGTAGATGAGTTACCTAGAAGAGATAAAGTGTGGACAGCACCTGGATTAGAGTTATCGGGAGACCAACCAACAAACCCTTCTCTTCTAGATAATGCTAAAAGATTAGCAGGTAATACAGGTAGATTAATAACAAAGGGGGCAGGTGATGCTGGCAGGTTTATAGGAGAAAATACTCCTAACATACCTATAGGTTTTGGAGATATTGCACAAGGAATTTTAGCTTACAAAGCGTTTAAAAACCCTGTGGCTAGTGTTAAACCTATGAAAGTAAAAGCTATGAAAGGCCCTGTAAATGAAGTCTTAGCTCCTAGAAAGCTAAATACTTGGGCTGAAAATGAAGCAATATCTAAAGTTAGAACCCCTAAATTAACTAGTGACCCAGTATTAGCAGGTATTCTTAATACTATGACAGAAGCTAACCTTCAAAAAGCCAAAGGAGAACTAGCTGCTAGAGAAAATCTTTTCAATGTAAACGAATTAAAAGCTTACAATGAAGCTGTAAATGAACAAAAAGCACAAATAGCTCAAAACGAAGCTTATAGAACAGACGCAGAAAATCTTAATGAACAAGCTAGATATCAAGCAGATATTGCAGAAGCACAAGCTGAACAAAATAGATTCAGCCAATTATATCAAAATCTAGGTACTGTTTTTGCAAATTTACAAGATAGAGTTTGGAAAAATAAATTAGTTTCTAAACAATACCAAGCAGAAAGCCAACTAATGGATCAACAATTAGCTTATGATAATTATTTAAAGGCAAAAAATAATTACGTTTATGCTCAAAAATATGAACCTGAAAAAATTCAACAGGCTTTAGAGGAATTAAATTCAGCAAAAGAAAACTACACAAAATTAAAGTCAAATTTTAAAGTATAAAAACTATAAATTTTTACTGAGAGATAACAAACCCTAGACTTCGGTCTGGGGTTTTTACTTTAAAAATATTACCACTTTTAATATAATCTTTTAAACTTTTATATAAGAATATGTCGTTATTATTCCGTTCAAACAGAGAAATCAAGAGAAGAAAAATAAATAAATTTCAAACAGGGGGAGATATACCGTTTTACGCTACTTATCAAATACAGCCTATACCTTATACTCCTTATGATCCTTCTGCTTTATTACAAAAATATAAAGCTAGTACTGCTAAAACAGCTAGTGATAAAAAAGAAAAAAGCAGTAAATTACCTGAAATGAAATACCCTGAAGCTGTGGGGTTGCCTATAGATAATTTTGATACTCAAACAAAAGCTAAACAACTATTTGATGAAATTCAATGGGGTCTAAATAATGTAGATGGTTTTGAAAAGACAGATAAATACTTTGAGTTGAGAAGTAAATACGAATATTATTTAAATACCCAACAAAGGGTCGATCTTGCTCAAGAAGAAGCTTACAAAGAAAATATAAAAGCTTTAAATGAACAAGACGGAGCTAATTCTGATTACTACGATGATCAAGGTAGATTTTTAGCTAGTGTTCTAATTGAGGATGAAGAAGGTAATAAAAAATCAACTTATTCTTACTTAACACCTGAAGAACTTAGAAAAGGAGGAGATCAATGGAAGTTAATTAAGCTTTTAACTTATAAAGATGTTGCTAATTTAAGGGCAGAAGATATTAATTTTAGAGGTGATAGAGATATAATTAGTAACCTTAGAGATGGTGTTAGTTATAGATATATTAAAAATGAATGGATAGATAAAGCATTTAACGATGTAGGATTTACTGATAATATTTCAAAAATTACACAAGGGGGTAAAGCAGATGCTACTGGTCAAATATTAGAGAATTTTACACAAAGTAGAGGAAAAAGAACTAATGAAACAAATATAGATTTTGCTTTTCAAAGCTTATTGCAAAATATGGACCCTAAAGTTAAAAAATATTTTGATGCTAAATTAGCTTTTATGCCTTTAATGGAAATTAAAAAAGATGAAAACGGAAAGCCTATTTTAGATGAAAACGGAAATAAAGAATTAATATACAAAAAAGGAGATCCTATACTAGATGAATATGGAAATCCTACAGGTGAGTATGAAAAAGTTTATGCTAAAACGGAAGAAGAAAAAGAAAAACAAATAACTAATATTTTACAATACGAATATTTAAAACGTTACCAAGTAACTATGCCTGGTGATTACACTAAAATTTATGATACTGAAGTAGTTAAAGCGGGGGCTATAGCAGAATTAACTGGAGCAGTTAAGTTAGAAGGTCCTGGTAAGGATTGGTCTGATGCTAATGAGTTTGAATTGCAGACTATAGATGGGTTAAATGTTTTAAAAGGAAATAAATATATACAAGCAGCATACTATAATACAGATGCTAATGAAGCAAAAGATTATATACAAGCAGATGCTAATAACCAAAAAAGAAATAAGGTTTATTTAAAAAATGAAACTGAATTTAATAAAATTGCTGATTTATCAAAAGCTACTATAGGTTCAACTAATATAAGGGCTAGTCAAGTATCAGGTAGTGATCCTTGGGATAGTCATGTTGATTTATTAAGTGGTAGTATTATAGACAAAAATACTTTAAAAGGGGCTTATTTACCTATTAATGCTGACGGTAGTGTTTTTGATCTAACTATGTCAAAAGAACAAAAATTAAAGTATGCAAATAAAATTAAAAATATAACCGCAGAAAAAGGAACAGAAGCTTATGAGCAAGAATATCAAAAAATATTAAAATCTTTTTTACCAGAAAATGTAACAATAAAAAGAGTTTATATAGCTACTGCTTATTCCACATCTAAATTTTTTGATGATGATGTTCCTGTAACAAAAGAAAATTTAGTAAAGCCGATGTCAGATATGGTAGATCTTTTTTTAGGTAAAATAGTACAACCAGATAAAACTTTAGACTATGATCCTTTGATTGTAGGTTGGGTCAACAACCCAGATGAACCTGAAGTTTTTGCCTATAAAATAGTTATACCTGCAAGATCTAATTCAAAAATGATGGATTCTTATGTTGCAAAACAACAAATGAGTTTACAACAACAATTAGAAAATCCAGGAAAAACTTCAATAAGCCCTATAGGTGTAAATTTATCTAATCTAGAATAATATAAATATAATAATATAACAAGATATGCCAGAAAATATTAAAAGTAAAGATTGGTTTTACGAAAGAACTTTGAATCAAATGTCGGGAAATTACGCTGATATTTTAAATAACAACCCAGAACAAGAATTTGATTTAAAACCTAAAGAAGATTATTTACAAGACCCACAGATTGTTGAAGCTTATAAAAATGAGTTTGGCGATGAATATAAAAATAAAATAGAAGCTGATTACAACGTATTAGCTAAAGATTATCAAAATTATAGGGAGGGTAAATTTAATGTTTTTGCTACATCTGAATACTTTGCTATGCCTGGTATGGGTTACTTAACAGGTCATAAAGAAAGAAAAGTAATGACTGATGTAAGAGCAACGGATGCTAGTTTAGACGGAGCTAGAGTTTTATTTGGAGAAATAACTGCTCCTACTGTAGATATATTTAAAGCACATGCAGATTCTGATATATTTTTTACTTCTGATGGTAAAGCACATAAAATGCCTAGTAAAGAAGAAGTAATGAACTCTTATAGATTTGCTCACCCTAACTTACCTACAGATAACCCTTTTACTAAAATATCAAACTTAATAAACGAAGCAGTTGCTTATTTTTCAGATGATGATGCTAGCGGTGCTTATTATGCTATAGACAATCCTTCTTTTTTAGTAAATGGGAAAAAAGTAATGGGTTGGGCTTACAGAGAAGGGTCTACTCAAGAAGGATCTAAAATGAAACCTGGATATCAAGCCATACTAGAAGGAGAATATTTAGATAGCGCTCATTTAGAAACAGCATCTATTTGGGATATTTATAACCCTAGAACTTCTAGAGAAGCAGGTGCTTTCGATTTTGTTCCTAGATCTCTTTTAAATTTTGCTTCTGGTATAGAAGGTACAGTTATAAATTTAGGGGCTGCAGCAGATAGTTTTATTAGAGGTAATGAAGCAGCAGAAGACTGGGCTCCTGTATTACTTAGAACAAACTTAGCTACTATTAAACCTGCTGCTGAAACAAGAGAAGGTAGCGCTTTAGGCAGTTGGGATGCTGCTGCTGGGTTGGTTTCAGATGTAATTTTACAATTACTGTCTGGTCGTGCTATGGCTTCTTCGGCTGTAGCTTTGACTAGTTATGGTTTAAGAGCTGGGGCCGGGTTAGGTTCTAAAGCTGCTTTAAGAGCATTACAAACAGGGTCTTTATATAATAAAGCTGCTGCAACAGGATCTATAGTTGGTATGAGTTTGTACGGTGCTAAAGACACTTACCAATCTGCTTTGGCGGCTGGTTTTAGTGCTAGAGAAGCTGCTACTTTATATACAGGTGTTTTTGGTTCTATGTTGTTAGTTAATAAGTTTATGAACCCGTTACAAAATGCTTATGAATCTTGGGCTACTGCTAAATCAGTAATGAAAGTTATGAAGCCGGAAATAGACGGTTTACATAAAACTATTATCAGCGGTCTTAGAATGGCAGATGAAGCTAGTGAGGAATCAGCTAAAAAAGCTATATTAGATGAAACAGCCGGTAAAGTTACTAAAAATATTTTTAGTAAAACTATGGGTAATATAGCTAAAAATACTTCTAAATTAAGTAGCATTTCAGAAAACTGGGCTAAAACTGCCCCTGGTATTTTAGGTGTTTTAGAATCTGGTACTAAAGAAGCAGCAGAAGAAACAGCTGAATTTTTATCAGAAGAAGCAGTAAAACAAGGATTCCAAGCTTTAAAACATATGTTTCCTTGGGAAGCAGAAGGTGGTAGAGAAGGACATTTTTTAAGTCCTTACGATCCTGGTTATTGGGAGTATTTTAAAGAAGGTATAACTAGTAGTGCTGTGGGTGGTTTTATTGGTGGTGCAATAACTAAAGCCCCGGGATTTAGAAAAATATTAGGCGAACCTCACCAAAATGAAGTTAAAGAAAGTATGCTTGATTATGCTATGTCTGGTCAAGGAGAGGCTTATAAAGATGCTATAAATAAATTACATAAAGAAGGTAAATTAGCAGATACTAAACTTAGTACAGTTTATGACCCTGAAACTCAAACTTTTATACCTGTAACTGAAGATAATAAGTTGCAAAGTATGAATGATGCCACTAAAGATATTTTATTGCAACAATACGAGTACGTTAATTCTGTTATAAATGCTTTAGGCGGTGTAGATATATTTAAACAAATTGCTAAAAATAAACCAGAAATAGTAAAGGCTCTAACTGACAACTCTTTAGTAAAAGATATTAAAGATTTAAGTAGAGAGTACTTAGATATTATGGCTACAGCAGGAGCTGAACCTAGTAGTAATCCTAATGGTTCTAGAACTATTTATGATCCTAAATTAACAGAAGATGAGCAGAAACAAAAAATAGATAATTTTGCTACTGCTTATAATATGGATACTGCTAGTGTAGAAAGATTAGTAGAAATAGAAAAAGAGCTTAACGATATAAAAACTGGTAAGTCTGCGTCTAAATATTTCTTTGAAGCTTTATCAAAAGGTACTTCTTTAGATTATGATAATCTATCTGAAGACATGCAAGAAAAATTTGGTAAGAATATATTGTATAATTTAATACAAAATTCTGAAGAGGAAATTGAAGCTTCTGAAGAAAATTTTGAAGAAATAGCGAATGTAATAAAAGAAAACGACAAGCTAATAAGTGAACTAAAAAATGATTTATCTAATATAGATACTATTACTCACTTATTAAAGGAAGGTAAAATAGTTTATTTATCTCAAAAAGCTAAGGACAAAATCACAGATTTATACGAAAATTATGAATCCCCAGAAAAAAGTATAAAAAATTTTAAAGAAAAGTTAACTAAAAAAGCAGAAGAGTTTTATAGTGTAGAAAACATTACAAAATCACCGGAGTATAATTCATTAACAAGTGAAGATGCAAAAAATAGATACTTATTTCTAGCTCAAAATTTTTATAAAAACAAAATTGATTTTGATATAAAGTCAGCAGAAACTATCAAAGAACTAGAAGCTGTTGAGTTTAATGACCCATTAAAAACACCGTTATTGAACTTAGTAGGGTTGACGGCTGACCAATTATTACCTGAATTAATTGATGAATATGGTATACCTATAAGTTATGAAGAAAAATTAGAGGATTTATTAAATTCAGAGTCTAATACTTTAGTAGATTTTAGAGCTTTAGTTGAACAAATAAAAATAAATTTATATGATAAAATTACTTTAAATAGAATAAAAGGTTTAGCTAAATATAATGAATATTTAAATTTTGAAAGTGAAGATTATTTACTTTTAAAGGAATTACATGCTCTAACTAAAAATAAAGAAAATTTAGTTGACTTAGAGGAATTAGATTACTTAAAGGGAGCTAAAAGTGTAGAGCATTTAATTAAAGGGTTTAGCGGAGATAAAAATAAATTAAAAAGTTCTAATAATTTAAAAGATATAATTGAAGCTTTAGAAAAACAAAAAAATGACGAAAGAATAAAAAACCCTAATATAAACACTTTTAACTCTCTAGAAGAAGTCCAATCTGCTTTATTTCAAGTAAAGGCCCGTTTAGAACAAGTTGATTTTTTATTACAATCTAATTCTTTTTCTTACATTGACTTAGACACAGGAGAAGAAAAAATTAAAACCAATACTACTAAAGGAGTTTTAGCCTATGACAATTTAAAAAAGTTATATCCTAATTTAAATGCATCTACTTTTGGTTCTTTAATACAAGATAATAATAAATACGCAGAATTATTTAACAAAGAAAATAAAACTAAAGAAGAAGAAAAAGAATTTTCTATTTTATCTGGAAAAGTAAATGCTTTATCTGAAAGCTATGTTTTTTTAAAAGATTTAAAAAACAGATTAGAATCCTTAGAAGAATTAGCAAAAGAAGGTAAAGAAAATTTAAAGGGCGGCGCTACTATACATAAAGATAGTATGATCTCTGCTATGAAAAAAGAAGAGGATGAATTATTAAGTTTATTAGATGCAACTGATTTAGGTAGTAACGAAATAATAAAAGATTACACAAATTGGACGGCTGAAAGAACTCAAGATGAACGTTTTAAACTTGATGAAGATATAATAGCAAACTTTGAAAAAGTTACAGCTGTAAAATCTTTATTATTTAATTTATCATCAGAAGAAAAAAGTAAAATAATAGATGCTTACACTATATATGTATCAGCTTTAACAGAAAATAATTCTCCTTTAGCAGACACAGCAAAAAAAGAAAAAATAAAAAATGCATTTATAACTTTAGAACTAAACAGAGAATTATTTTATAGCGAATATAATAAAATATTACAAGAATCTGAGGGACCAGAAACTTCTACTGGAGAACAAGATACTGTTATTATGGAGCTAGTAGCTCAGTTAACTTCTGATGCAGGCTCTAAATTTATAGATTACGCGTACAATAATGAAGAAGGAAATAGGCATGCAGCTGTAGTTTACGGTGTGCAAGGTTCAGGTAAATCTTCTTATGTATTAGGAACTGCTTTAAAAATAGCTCAAATAATAAATGAAGGTAAAGTTTTATTGGCTTCTAATCAACCTGAACAAGTTGATATATTAAGTAAAACAATGCAAAAATTTGGTGTTTCTACTAGTGAGCATTCATTTCACTCGGAAGAGGTTGTTAATGGTAAATGGACACCTAAAAAACTACTAGGATTTTTATCTAAAATAGAAAACACAAAAGATATAAATGCTATTGTTTTTGATGAAGCTACTTACTTAGAATATACTCGTGAAGATGCTAAAAAAGTAGATTATAAAAATAAAACTGACTTAGCTAAATTACTGCAAAAAGTAGAAGATATAAATAAAGCAAGGGAAAAAACAAATGAACCTGCTTTAAGAATTATTTTTACAGGAGATCCATCTCAAAATGGATACTACAGTAAAGACGGAGAACCTAAAAATTTATCTGCTGCTATAGGCTTTTTTAGAACTCCTAAATTAATTTATAATTTTAGGACTCGTATAGAATCCATAAATATATTTGTACGAAATAAAATTTTAAAAGAAAATAAGGAAAATTTAAAAGTATTATTTACAGCAGATAATAACGTTGATAATATTACTTCCAGCTACGGTTATGTTCAAGGCACAGATGAAAAATTATTAGGTGGTATTAAATTTTCAGAAAAAGGTAAAACTAGACAAGACTTATTTAATGATGAAGAATTCATAAATAATATACAACGTAATATAGAAGATGCTATAAAAGAAGGAGATTCAGAGCCATTTAAAATTGGTATAATTTTACCTTCTTTGCAAGATGTGCCAGCTGAAGATACTAAATTAGGTACGTTAATAAAGTCTTACAGAGATAATTTTAAATTAACTACTCATAATTCTGTTCAAGGACAAGAATTTGATTACGTTATTTCTATTGTTACTAAAGAGGATATAGGAGATTCTTTTGCATCTCATGGGGCTAACGCTTCTATTAAAGAAAAAGCAGCTGCTTCTAAATTAGCTACAACTATAGGAAGAGCAAGATATTTTTCTTATATACATAATGAAACTAGTAGAACATTAAATTCTGTAATTTCAGATGATATTTTCATAGTAGATAAATCATTGGATGAAAGTTTAGCTCGTGAAGCAAAAGATTTAAAAATAGCTATGTATTCTACCATACAACCTATAAACGCAGAAGCTGTTAAAAAAGATTCTAAATTAAGAGCAGAAGAAGAAAAAGAAAAAGAAGAGGCAGAAAAAAGAAGAATTGAGGAAAACTTGGCTAAAAAAGAAAAAGCTAGAGAATTACTAGAAAAATATTTAGCTGAGATTTCTGAAGGCACAGAAATAAAAATCAAAGGAGTGTCTTATATAGTTAAAAAATGGGATGGAGATAGAAAGATTATTTTTGATAATAATAAAGGTGTAAATAAAGCTATAGTATTTGATGACTATGGTAATGCTTACGAAGACGGTATAGCTTCTAATAAATTATTGAAAGAAGACGAATTTACTTATATTGTTAAAAAAGCAGAAGACGTTGAACCTATTACCTATACTGACTATTTAGAACCCCAAGATAAAATTATTTGGGGGCACCCAGGCTTAGGTAAAACTACTTTTAAAGAAAATAATCCTGACACTGTTTTAGACTTTGATACAGACTTTAAACCAAAAATCGCAGAAGAATTAGAGCTGCCTATAGATAAACAAAACAGTGAGGGTTTAAATGAATGGCGTAAACAGGATCCTAAAAATGAAGAAAAATTTAGCGACCTTATGAGGAAATATTGGGGTGAGGCTTTAATTGAAGCAAAGCAAACAAATAAATTTCTTGTGGTTTCTGATATGTTATTTTTAAGAGAAAATGCAAAAGACTTTGATAAAATAATATCTATAGATAAAGAAACATTTATTAATAGAGCTACTCAAAGAGGAGATGATACTACTAACCTAGAATCTTGGAAAAACAGTATAGATAAAGCTATAAGTTCTGTTGATCAGGATAAAGTGATTTTTACAGATAAATATTTTAATGAACTAGTTGATAATACAGCTGATATAGAAAATGAAGCTAATAATGAAGAGGGTTACAAAAAATATGTAGCTACAATAAAATCTGAATTCATCCAACTAGCTAATCAAGAAGTTACTCCTAGAGGGTTCGATATTTTAATGAATAAATTATCTGACATTGAAGATATAACTATTTCTGATAAAGCTGAGATTAACGACGAAATATTAAAAATAAAAGAAGAAAAAGGTTTATTAAATAACGAAGAAAATTTAATATTAAATTTAAATACAGAAGACCCCGTAGAAATTGAATTTGATATTAATTTGTCTGGGAAAAGTGAAGAAGATTTAGAATTAGAGATCGAAGAAAAGAAAGAAGAAGGTGAATTAGAAGAAGTAAAAGATTTAGAGCAAGAATTAAAAATTGTAAAAGAAATC